TCTAATGGTAAGGGTTTTAAAAACTCAATCTGTCCAATCTATAGGGTACATTTTACTATTCCATTCAACTATTTCCTGAGTCCATTCTACAATTCCATCATCAATATCTTGATTGATGAGTATTTCACGATTGTTTAATCGCTTATAATAATCAACAAGAGTAGGATCTGCAAGTTTATAATTCGCTTCACTTCCTAAATTATCAAACTCTAACTGTAAATAATCTTTATTCATAGGCATTTAGCCTCCAATTTCGTAATATTTCTCTATAATGAGATTTTTGTACCGCTATTAACAGCAACAACTTTTGTAGATTTAAGACAATCAGATATTGCATCTTCTAAATCATGTTTAAACTCAATTTTATTTGAATCACCATGAACTAAATAAATCTTTTCACAATTTATAGATTTGTAATAATTAATCATATCTTGTCGTTGCATATGGCTAGAAAATGACTTCAAATCGTAAATCTGTGCTTTATTCTTAAAAGGTTTACCATTAATATTGATTGTTTTGTTATCTTTACCGTGTTTTATTTTCCATGCCAAAGTATCTTCACCAGAATATCCTATAAATAGAATGCAATCAGATTCTCTAGGTAAAATGCTCTGAGTCCACTTAATTGATCTCCCTGCTGTCAACATTCCTGAACTACTAAGAATGATTTTTGCACCTTTGTCTGCAATTGCAGCTTTACTATTTTCAGGCTGGATAATTCTCTGTACATTCTTCCATGACATCATTTCATCAAACAATTCTTTTTTATCATCTTCAAGAATAGAAGAGTAACAATCCAATAATCTATTTGCCAATGGGCTATCAATTAAAATAGGTACTTTGAAATTTTCATCTTTTCCAAATAAGGAATATAAAATCCATAAGATATATGGAGTTCTGTCAAGTGAAAATGACGGAATAAGAACTCTTGCATTGTTGTCAACACAATATTGTTCTATAACAGATTTGATTTTTTCTATATCTTTTTTATATGTTTCTTTAGTACATTGTCTTTCCTTGCTGCAATAAGTACATTCCATTATTGCAATATTAGCCGATGACACAGGTTTAAAATCTTCAACAAAAACTCTTGTATCTTGTGTGGCAATATTGCCAAGATCACTCGAAAACAGAATTTTTCTAGTGTGTGAACCTCCATTTATATATACTTCACATTGTTTTGATAAAAGAATATGTCCTGCATTAGTATATCTAATAGCAAGTTCATCAGATAAATTTACTATCTTATCAGAATCAATCTCTTGAACAAATTCAAGAGTTTTATACACGACATCTTCAGCATAAAATGGCTCATAATTTCTTTCATTTTTAAGATTTATGACTTCAATATCTCTGCAATTAATATATGAAGAATCAAGCCACATTTCTTTTAGAATTGAAGTTGAACCTTTAGGTACAATTATTTTTGCATTACATTTTCCACGAGCATATAATGTTGGAATCATGGCTATATGATCTGCGTGAAGATGTCCAACAATAATAAATTCGACTTCTTGTGGTCTTACTTTTTGAATATATTTCATATTGGCTATGTAATTTTCAAGCACAGTATGATTGCCTTGAATCATTCCACACTCAAAAAGATAGCAATGTTCAGAAGTTTTTATTCGAGTACAACTACCAGTAACACCTTCAGCGTTACCTCCGATAATTTCCACGGTTATTTCATGTTTTTTCTTTGCGATGATTTTCACCGCCTTCCTCATATATTTCGTCTATTTGACGATTTTGCTTGCTCTAATCTTTTCTAAATCCTTTAATGCACGTTTATTCTCAGTTAAATAATATTTAGGATGCTTACTGTAAGAATGATGTAATATACCTTCGTTCTTATCAAATGTATAACCTAACTGTTTTAATTCATGCGCTTCATTTTTGGTAATTAAAACTATTTTAATTCATTCCTTTCATGTAAATTTCCTGCCGAATAGCAGAATAAAAGCTCTCTGGCAGCTTCGGACTGCCGTTTACTGATTACAAGTCAGTCGTACTAAACCAAACTATACGAAGAGAGCAAGAGAATAACCGGCAACCATACTACAAGAACTGTAGTATAGTCACCGACACATATAAGAAGAGGAGTACAATATGAATATGTACCAATCTTAGAAATGATCTTTAGAATTGTTCTGTTTGAAAACGCCTTCGACTCAGGATGACCATAAGGGTTAGAGTCTCTATATCTTCCACAGAAATGCATGGTACAGTCTCGCTTGATGAACTTAACTTGTTTTATCACACATGCACAAGTTTTTCATATGGCATCACATCAACTAACTTATAGCCATATGTTAGACGAAATAATTCACTGGTCTAAGCCAATAACATAACAGTAAAATCTATTATGTCTAAATCACTGCCTTTCGGCTAATTATATATTCTCTGTTCATGACAGAAGAAAAGCTGATTTCATTCTAAATCTGCAATGCCACTCAAAAGAGCAGCAGAGCAGACATACAAAGATTGTCGGTTTGTTTCTTCCATGACAATCGTTTTTGTATCATATTTTTGTAAATATTTCACTATATCTACATTTAAGAAAAACGAATTTTTTGTAAAAATGTACCAAAAAGCCTTATAAATCAAGGGCTTTTGGGATTTAGTTTTTCAAACATTTAAGCGTTTCTCAATTCTTTCATACGATCTTTTGTTTGAATTTTATTTATTTCTTTCGCACATTTTTCACAATACAACTTTGGTCTACCAGTTTTTGTAATTCTAATTTTTCTTCCACAACCAGGATTGGAACACTGCTTATAACCCTTTTTAAAATTCCCTATGTACTGATTACCAATATTTTCAAATTGAGTTACTTTATAAGCAATATCATCATCAGTGTCTCCTAAATCTATTTTGATATTAAGATTGTTCACCTTTTTCCCGAAATGAATATAACCATTACTATATAACTCATGCAATAATTCATTCTTTTTATCAGATGAGAGAGTAACATTGGCAAGTTTAAACACTTCTGAAAGACCTTTTGAATCTTTTTTATTTATCCATCCTTCACTATTCATATATCTTGCAATAGCAAATAATGTAAACATAAATTTCTTTTGGCGATCATTTGGAAGAGATCCCACGACTTTTAATTCTTTTTCATAGATAGGAACATACTCAAGTTCCCTAAAGAGATTTTTTGATTCTGAATCATATAAATCAATACATGTTTTTTTGATTTTATTGGCATATCTATATTCCTGATATCCCTCAATATTGAATTCAAACATCTTTGCTTTGACTGTATCAATTAGAATATTTGGATCTTTACCTCTATCAAAATAATACTTAGCAATCAATGTTATTAGATATCCATTCGAGATATTGTCTGGTTTATTACCAGATACTAATATCTCTCTAATATATTCTTTTTCATTCAGTATATACAACTTCTTCCTCCATTTCTTCTAAACGTTTAATAATTAGTTCTCCAATACAATCCCAACAAAACTGTCTATTACCTTTATATCCATAAGTCATATCAAGAATAATATTCATACGTTCATCACCATTTGGACATATTTCTTCAGCTTTCTTCTTAAACATTTCAACCATACTTGCACGTTGATAATATTTGTCGAATTCATCCTGTTTATCAAAAATATCAGTTCTATTTAGCTGTATTCCTTTTTCTTTTCCCTGTTTCTTTTTATATTCTTTAATGCATTCACAATAATATTGTTCAAGTTCTCGCAGAGCTTGTCTGTGTTCTTCTGTGCAACGTCTTTTAACCTTCAATGTATTATAATCAAATGAAGAATCCTTATGTAATTGAGATTTGTAACCATCTAACTGACTTTCAACATATTTACAAATCTGATTCATAGAACAATTCCCTGTGCCAACTGGCATTTTTCTCTCATACCAAAAAAGAAAATCTTCTTGTTCTTTTGTAAGGGTATCTTTATTATGTAATTCCTCGATAGAACATTTATAGATAGCATAGCATTTAGCATTACTTTCTTTAATGTATTGCTTGTACTGTCTTTTTGTCTCATCGTAAACATAAATCATAAAGTAGGGCTTTCTGTATGCACAAAGCGATTGCAAATATTTATTCTCTCCGCAAGCACCTAAATTGTACCAACTGCTTTCCATTGGTTTTGCAATGATTCCCTTAATTTTGTCCAACTCATTTTGTTGATAGAGCTGACCACATTCTATTCTATATTCTAATTCTTTATATTCGGGTGAATCTTTCTCGAAATGAGATTGAACTTCCATCATAGATGTGACATAATTAGTGATTGTTCCAACTTGATTTCCCATACCTGCTTTATTTGTCTTTTTAACAGCAGCTTCAGTAACAACAATTTTTTCTGCATTTCTCTGAACACATTCGATAGCAGGTAAGTATCTATAACGTTTTTTCATAACTGAATTATTAGTAGAAAAGTTCAGATCCGAGTCCCAATCTTCCCCATTCTCAGCCATACAGAATGAATCCCAACCGTTTATAATCATGATAGTATTCATATATTGATACCAATACTGACATTCATTCGAATTATTGATATTACACATTCGAATATTATTATGACTTGTCATTGGGCTTCTAAAGAGTACAATTTCATCTTCATTTTTATCAATCCAAAATTTTGAATAACATTCATTTGCTTTTAATAAACCTGTAACTTCCAAACCACAAATAGATTGCATAAGAGCAAATGGATCACCGCTTGCAATCTGATAATTACCATTTACAAATAATTTGCCAATCTTCGCATCATTCATTTTTTTCTTGATATATCTATGCACAGAGTCTATTATATATGGATCTCCCAACATATACTCGCTTGTATATAAAGCACGTTGCCATGAATTTACATCAGTATTTTCGTTAATACCAAGAAATTTAATAGTAGAAGAGTAGTCGCCACACATAGCATCTTTTAAATAGTTGATTGTTGGTGCGCACAATTCCTCAACATCTTCGTCTGTAAATTCATAAGACTGAAGATATTGGTAATTCAATTCTCTCTGTTCTTCAAGAATATGTGGTGAAATTTTTGTTACAGAAAATCCGTATCCACATTCCTTATACGCATTCACATATTGCTCAATATTATCATACGCTCCCCATAATTTAAGAGAAGACTCTGTGACAATCATTTCACATTGACGAATATCTTGCATATTTCCCCAAATATCTTCAATCATATAATTACCATTATTGTATTTTTCAATAAATTCATAAATAGGGAACGGATAAAGCATTCCTTTGAGCCATGCGTTTCTCAAGCACACACCGCCAGGAATATAATCAAGACCTAAAGATTCAGCTACTCGCTGCATATATTGTATAGTACAAAGATTAAAACCGTCAGATACATTGTTTTCAAGAGGTTTATCTTTAATAATTTCTCTTGTCGGCTCTTTTGAATCACCACCATCATCGAGTGATATAACATCTGCAAAATATTGTGTAATACAATCTTTTACGACCAGAATTCCATGTGGATCACAAATCGGTTGTGATGCAGAACATGTCAATGCTTTGTAAGCTTCGTATTTTGCAGGAACTAATTTAGTATCTGGATTTCTCTTGCATTCACATAATTCATTTAATTTATCAATGTATTGTGAATTGCAGAAGAGAAGAGTATTGTTTTTTAATCCACCAGTAGTTCCAACAAAGCGTTTATAATTAACACCATTTATAGTAACACCTTTTTTACCAGTCACTCTTGCAAAATCAGATTTTTTATCAACAACTACCTGCATAAATATCTTTGAAAAATCAATACTCCAAATAGGTTTTTCTAAAATCTTATTTGCCATTATACGGAACTCTTGAGCTTCAAACAGTGATATGAGTTCCTGATATTTGAAAGCCTCTTCTTTGGTAATCTGTAAATTCCAATTAGAATACTTTAGTTTATTTGTTCCAATTTTAAAAATCTCATATTGAGGTACGCTAATACCAGCCATAAATCCTCCTTTTATCTTTTATTTATTATGTCTCACTTATATATTCTCCAAATGAAATTTCTATTTACTTCTTAATCCACAAAATATACATCTACATATTTCATACTTTCTTCTTTAGCAATAAGATAAAATGTATATCCATCTACGAGTTCAAAATCTCTATTCAATAAAATTTTTGACTCAAATTTCCTGTTTTTTTTTAAAATATTTCCTTTTCCAATACATTTTAATTGGATTAGGTTTATGTAATTTGAAATCTCTTTTAATCGTAATATTAGACAAGTTTACACAATATTCATATTCTTTTCTTTTCTTGAATAATTTTTTGAAAAACATTATTCTTCCTCCATAACTTGCGCTTTTAAATCGACCCATGTTATAAGCCATCCTATACTTGGAATACAATCTCTATGTATATATTCTCCGTTTTCATTCATAACAAACTCATCACCAATGTAAATATAATCATTACAATAACAACAAATGTGTTCCGTTCTTTTGGGGATATAGTTAGGGCAACGACTCAGACATGGATTATGTTTACAGATCTCGCACATAATTTATCCTTTCTTATAATAATAAAATTTTTATCAATTTTTGATTTATAATTGATATGTGGACAACTTTACCATGACGGGCTTACTATTCAAATTTGATGTAAGATTCTTGATTAAATTCAATAGATTTGAACATAAGATAAGAGTAGATATGCTATTTATTTTTTTCATTTTTTCTCTTGCATTCTGAAGTCTTATTCTAGCAGCTTCTTTTTGATCTTCTGTCATTACACGACCATTTTTACTGCCTGGATTAATCTTAATCCATTTAAGAGGTATTTTAGCGCATACAGATCCATCCTTATTTTGTACGAAGTATTTGAACTCATCACCACGATCTTCATATAATTTCTTAATTCTGTTTATATGTTTTGGATTTGATAACGTTACAGTGGCAGTTCTTTGACCAGAAATAAACTCTATCATGTTTTCTGTTATTTCCATATTATTTATATCTCCTCTCAAATTTTTTTCTACATTGCTCATCAAATTTCCAAGCCGACATAATTCTCGATGCAATATTTTTCGTTTCCTCATAATCAGTGCAAAAATCTGAAAGAAAAATATTTCCACCATATGTATTTGCATATTTATGGTTTTTTGATGTAATTGTTACGGTTTTGTTCATTTAGTTCTCCTTTTGTTTTAAAATTATTGTTCAATGCAATCAGCTCCTCAAAGGAGCTGCGTTAATGGTTACATATGTTTATTCTCTGTTTTATTTACGACTTATTGCCGCTTTTGATTTCTCCAAATGAGTCTACATTATAGATTTCCAACATCTTAGCAATAGCCCATTCAATTTCTTGTTCATATCCTTGCTTATTTAACACATATATATTGGGAACATTTTTAGGTGGTTTCTTAGGATCTGGTTGGACGCTACCAACTTCTTTTTTGATTAAAAGAGGTTCTTTGTCTCCAATAGAAGAAGTGAGATAGTAAATACATTGATTGATAGTATCCTTAGACATAGATAAATCCTTTGACATAGTATCTATACTTCTAAAGAATGCTTCAGGCTTTTTTTGTGGTTCTGATAATAATTCATTTCCATTCTTGTCTTTTTGTCTGATGAATATATAGGAATTAATGTATAGGAAAGCTACTAATATATTCTCTCTATTAATTGATGATTCATTCATCATAATAAAATCAAATTGTGATGAAGTGAGTTTTGAAAAATCCTTACCAAAATCAAAATTATCAGGAATTATTTTAATTTCAATACCAGTATCATATCCAATAGAATCGAGATCTTGTTTGACTTCAATCATTTTATTATTAATCATATATTCCAATACATCTAAAATTTCTTTAAATGCCTTTGGTTTATTGCGATGAGTTTTATATCCATAAAAGTCTAAAACTTTACGAATAGTGATCCAACTGTAGTCTTCATATGACCTATATTTGTCTATTAAAATATAAGTAATATAAAATTTCCTGCTTATACCAAATTTTGTTTTAATATTCCCTTGGATATAATCATTAGGGAAGCGTGTAAAATATTCAGTTTTTTGTTGCAATATAAATTCCTCCTTTTGTTATGATATTTTATTATTCTATTTGCAGTATTTTTTATAGTTATGTTTAACGAGCGTTCAGTAGAGGTGCATTTTTGCACATGAATTTTTAAATTTTGAAAATGTTCATGTGTATTTTGTCACATGAACTGAACTGAACTAAGATAAACAACATATTAAACAAGACAGACTATTCGTAATTTATTCGCTACGCTCATAAATTACTCTTAAAATTTTTGTTTAATTGTTATTAGTTGATTTAGGTACATAGTGTTTTGGATTGATGATTTTATTTTGGTACATATGTGATGTACCTATATTATTTCTGACTCTGAAACATATTATTTATTTCCTTTAAGTGAAATAGCATATAACATATTTCTAATATTGAAAACATATATCCAAAATATTCAAGATTTTCTCTTATATAGGGATTTGACAATTTTCTTATAACAGATTTTCTTGTTCTTTTAAATAAAATTGACTTCTTCATAATATCATTCTCCTTCTGAATTATTCTCCGTATTATTCTCTCTTTCCAAATCAACATACTTCTCTTTAAAAATATCCTCCACAAAGAATACTGGTAATTTGTCATGGTACTTTTTATATAATTCATCATCAGAAATACGAGAGTAGCATTTGTATTTGCCTATTGGTGAATTAACTTCTTTGATATAATCTTTTACAATAGATTTATTTTCCTTGAATCGCTCATTTATTTTTCCACAAATAGTACAGTAGGTATATAAACCTGTATTAAGACAAATCTTTCCTGTAAATATGAATTTGTTTTGAATCAGGTATTCTTCATAATGATGTTTGTGCTTTGATTTACGGTTACTCTTTGAGATATTACTTTCTTTTGACTTAAGATATTTTGGTATTTCGTTTTCTTGTATCATGTAATTCCTCATATGATATTTTGATTTACGAGTTTCTAGTTATATATTCTCTGTTTGATTTTATTTTTTACATAAAAATAAGACAGTACGATTACTGTATTAATAATTTTGTATGTAGTTTTATGGTAGCCCCTATGTTTGGGTGTAGTGAGAGTATGTTTTAGACGATTTTTTGGTAAAAAATTGTTATCGGTAAAAGTGCTTATAAATAAGGAAGATTTTGAAATTGTAGGTGAATTTTTGGTGGGATGGGGGTTTGATTTTTAGGTTGTGAAGCTGGGAAAATGCTTGATTTTAGTGTGGTTTGACGATATGGGGGACGATATTGGGTTTTGAGATGGAAAATTGGTATTTTGCTTGATTTTATTGGGATTTTGAAGTTTTAATTACAACATAATTTATTAATTTATTTTTTATTAGAATATTTTTGAGTTAGTGTATAGATGAACCTGCTATACCTGGTTTTACATTTCACAAGGCTTCTTTCAGTTTTTGTCACCCCCATTCTCACCACATTCAAAACCACGAAAAATAAGCATTTTTGGAAGTTTTGCAACGAAAAATCAAATTTTTTTTATGTTAAGGTGTAGCCAAGCTGAACGGCTGACGAGCAGTGCAGTGAACAAAAAAATATTTTTTTAAGTCTCTAAGATGAGACAGAAAGGTTGGTTATTATGAAAGAATTAAAGAATGCAGTTATCGTTAATGGAGTAGCTTATCAGATTAACGCTACAGAAGCACAGAAAATCGCTAAACTCTTAGGACTTGGAACAGTTGAACAGCCTAAGACAGAGACACCTAAAGACACAACACCTAAGTCAGAGCCTAAGACAACACCTAAGAAGTCTTCTACACGGATTGTCGGCTCTCTTGAGTGTGATGGCAAGTATGTCCGTACAGTCAAGGGTGCATTTTTATCTAGCAAGGCTAGATATGCCGTTAAGATGTCTGCAACTGAGGACTTTGGTGCAACTAAACTCGGCAAGGGTAACAAGGTCTATGATGCACTTGCTAAAGACGACAAGTATGTGCAGATTTACGAGTTCAAGTCTGCCGAAGAAGCTACAAAGTTCATGGATAATCAGCAGAGTCGTATGGCTAAATAACTCGACTAGGCGAGTATAAACCGTGTCAAGCCTAGTGCGTTACCCACTCTTTTGAGTGGGTAGGTCACAAAATCTCCATTCATCATTTTGTGGTGGGTTCTCCATATCTGCATATTTTGACACTCTATTTTCTGTCAAAGTATGTCTTAAATCAACCCAATACATAACACAATATAAATAAAACCGTGATAAGCCGTAGAAGTATGACAGGCATTCCCAAACGGTCTGTTAAATTCACCCAAAATTAGAAAGACGCAATATATAAGTCTGTGTTTATGGGTTTTAGTGAGATAAACCGACTCACGCCGTCAACACATAAGCATAAACCGACAAGTTAGGAGGTGTGCGTTAATGAGTAGGTGTCATATTCAGACTTTAGGTTACTTAGACAAGCATAGTATGTGTTCTAAATTATCAACGCAATGACGTGCAAGGATAAGTGTCATTTGTCGGATATAGTCATATAGGGCTGACAAGGAAGTTACGGAGCTTCACCAAGTTATTAGGTCAGCGATTGTAAACTCTACAATCGTGAAAGCCTGGTAAAACGAGCAAGAAAGTGGTGTCGTGTGACAGGCACACTAAACATAGTGTATTGGAAACACTATTACATGATGACTTGGTATAAATACAGTAGCGTGATTGACACAACGCTCTGTCATAAAGGTATCCACTGAGATACGACAACTAGGTAACTCGTTAGGAGAAATGCTGTTATCTGATGTGGGTAGTCTAACGCCAACGAGGTATTGATATTGACAAATTGATAGATAATATTGGTCTTGATTACTAAAAAATCATTATCTGCCGTTATCTTGATAAATGTTTCTATCATGAAAGTAGTGGTATTGATTATCTCACTAGGATTGAATCGGTTACTTGGTTGTAGTATTAAGTGGATATTGGGTAACACATAAAAGTTAGTGGTAACACTAATGTTGGATAAATCTGTCTGTGTCCATGTGTGAGGTTTAATCAGCACAATCCCTGATTTATAAATCCTAATTATTGACAGTATAAGATATTCGTAACAGTTGGAGCGAATTAAAACAATAAACTGTTGACTGTATAAGGTTTAGTCACCAGATAACAAGTAATAAGTGCATATACAATTTGAAGCTTGAGTGCTACTCATGAGATTATAAGTTGCGTATATAGTGAATGATTTGATGGCTACTTGTTTTTTGTGCTTACATGTGGTGGATAATACATAGCTAACAACTTTGTATTTATCAGTAGGTTCGATTCCTACAAGCACATTTAGCACCTAAAAAGTAGGTGCTATTTTTATACCCATTTTATACCCAAAAATAAAAAAAAGAAAGGATGGTTGATAACCATGAAAAAAGTAATTATCAAACTCAACAACATGACAATCGGAGAAAGTGAAATGACGTTTTCCGAAATTACAGAAGCAGAAAATGCAGGATTCACGATTATTCCCAAATAAGGGAAGTAATAAAACTACATACATATTGACATAGGCAGCTACAATCGTAACTGCCTTTCTTATGCAAAGAACAAAGAAAAGGAGAATAACAAAATGGGAAAATTAAAATATGATGCAGTCAGAATTGCAAAACAACTATGTTATAAACCAGAAATAATCGCACGGATACAAAACGCAAAAACAGAAAGCGAAATCTACAGAATATTAAAAACGGCGAGGGAGGAGTTATAAAATGATCGAAACAGTAATGACATACGAAGAATGGCAACGTGAATATTCACGAAAACAAAGATGCAAAAAAAGAGAAAAGATATACTACGCAAAACAAAAAATTGCCGGACTTGCTCTGATTATAACAAGGATTGCGTCAATTATCTTATTTAAAGACGCAACAATTGGGATCGGAGTTATCCCAATGGGATCACTTTTAATTCTAACAAGAGAAAGGATGGTTGTTATGTGAAAGGATATGTAACACAATCCGGCTATATGGGATTAGTACAAGGCAGATACATACTTTTTGTAAGCGAAAAAGAATATATAGAGTATATGGAGGTATAAAAACATGTATGTTACTTACGAAGAACCGCTAAAAGGTAAAACATTCACAGAAAAGCAGATGTATGAAGTCTACAGAGACTTAGCAGATAAGACAGAATATCCAGACTTTGAGTGTTGGAAATCAGATATGCTCAAGTCAGGAGTATTTGAAAAGTTTAGCAACTAAACGGTTTGTCAAAAGGCAAGCCGTTATTTTTTACCCAAAATACATATCAAAAATATTAAAAGAAAAGAGATAGTTAATTATGTGCAAAATTAATGGAAAGAAGTTAAAGGAGATTAGAGAAAGAGAAGGTTTAACATTGCAGGATGTCGCTAAAGGTTGCGGAGTCTCTTACTCAACAATATCAAAGTATGAAAGCGAGATTAATAATCCATCTGATGCAACAGTAGATAAGATATGTCTGCTTTTAAAGATAAACAAAAATGATATTGAAGTTGCTGATGTAGGATACAGCTTTACACAAGGCGTAAGCAGAACAGTAGATTATGCAAGACGTAAAAAAGACTTTGTTCGTTATTCAACACCACGGCAGACAGAGGAATTTGTACAGGCTCATTCAAATGCAGGAGAATCAATGGAAGTTAAAGAAGTAGATTGTGCATTAAAGAACTCTTTTAGTATTGCATCAAAGCGATATATTCTTATTAATCCAACATTTATACATATTCCAAATTGGCAGAGAGATACAGATATGGCAAAGGTGCAGGAAATAGCACAAAATTTTAATGAAGATAAATTTGATCCAGTTAAGGTATATATCAAAAATGGAAAACTGTATGTCGCCGATGGAGCACATAGAATAGTTGCATTTGTAATAAACGGAGAAATAAAAATGCTTGTTGAAGTGCTTAATTGCTCAGAATATGAGGCAGTTCTTACATTTTTAGGACAGCAATCAGCAAGAAAGGCAATGACTGTTGCTGATACATATAGAGCAGGTGTAAAGGCAAACATAAGAGAATATATAGATTTTAAGAATTTATTTGAATCTTATAATATTCAGATTGTGACAGATGATGATAAGCTGGAAAATCCAATAGGTAAAGTCGCACCCTCAAGAACATTGTTGAGAATGGTAAGAAATAACACAGATATATTGGAACTTACAATCAAGACAATTAAAGCACTTAATTGGACAGGAAGCGAAAAGAATGCATTTACACTTAGAACGTTTCATATATTCAAGAAATTGTTTGCGAATTACGAAAAGAATACAGTTATTGAGGGATTACTTGAAAATTGCAAGGGAGCTTCATATTTTGAAAATAAGATTGCACCTGTTAAGAGTAATGCTGAAATGTATGATATTTTGGCAAAGGCAATTTGTGAATAAGAGAACATATACATATAAAGCTGCACTATCAGGCTATACGGGTAAAAGAAAGGAAGTGAGATTATGTCAGGAAGATTACCACCAATGCCATATAAAGCCTTTACAGATATTCTAAAGGCAAATGGATTTAAGCATGACCGTTCAAAAGGTGGTCATGAAGTATGGGAAAAGACAATTACAGAGAGTATATCAATTCCTGTGCATGGAGATATTAACGGAGGACTTGCAAGGAGATTGATAAGAGAACATGGATTAAGGAGGTAATAATATGAAATGGATTGAGATTTTACGGAAAGATAAATATGCTCTTTTGCAAAGCGAAAGTGATACACAGTATGCGGTTGTAAGTGGCTATGATCCAACGCAGCCAGAAGGTCAGCAGTGGGCACATGGAACTTACTTCACATATTGGGATGACTCAAACAAGAAAGCAACTGCACTTTCAAGTGCATTGGATCTGTTTAGATATAGAACGGAAAGTAAATATATTTCAAGGTTGCGATTGGAAGAATTAGCAACAAAATTTAAAGATGGATTATTTGGTGCTGATTTAGAAGATGAAGAGTACGAGGAATTCTTCACTAATGAATGTGAGATGGACGAAAGCGAAAAGGAATTTTTCGGAATAGGAGATGATGAATAATATGAAAAAATGGAATATTGTTACATTAAAAAACGGAAAACGAAAAGATCATTATGCGACAAGTAATGACGAGACAACTTGTCAAGATGTAGCAATGTGGTTTGATATGGCACATAATGGTGATGAAGGCAAGATATTAGAAATAATACCTATAGAACAGTAAAGCAACATATTATAGGAAAGGAATAGGTGATTATATGTTTAAACATTATACGATTGAAGAAGTTGCAATCGAGCTTAGCTATAAAAATTATTATAGTACAGTTGCTTATGGATTTATTAAAGAAGCAGTTGAAAAGGCAAAAAGGGATTTAGAATATACGTTCATTTATGAGAGCGATATAGATGTTATAGATGCTCATATAAGAGAAAATTATATTTAGAAATGCGTGTTTCTTTGGAAAGGAAAGGTAAGATATGAGTAGAAAATATGATATTAGAATTTGTAAATGTGGACGGATTCATGCAATTCCAGATGAGAAGATTGAGAAGGCATTAGAAGCTAATAAAAATTTTCTTCTTATTTGTGCTGCATGTGGAAATGCAACTCTGATTGGTGCAAATATTTCACCTGATTGGAATGATCCATCAAAAGATTGTTATGAAATGTATTCAGGAGATTTTTCTTCATACGAAGACAAAGTAATTAATACAGATACATTTAAGGGAAATGAGAAAGAAAAGGCGGTAGAAGAAATCCTTTACAGTCACGGAATCAAAGTTCCTATGAAAACAGGTCAGTATGCAACAGATTACTTTAACGGTAGATTTTCTGACAGATGGTATCCTGATTTTTATAAAATTCAGAGAACGGATATTACAGTAAAGGAAATCATGGACTTTATTGATGAATACACACACGACAGAACTACAGTAAATATGAATAGATTCATCAATGAAACGCCTGATGATGTACTTGACGAGTTATCCAATTATCTCATTGATGGGTTAGATTGGAAGGGAACTAAATTTGAGAAAGAGTGGCACAAGTAAGAAATTCGCATTTCTTTAGAAGATTGGAGGAAAATATTATGTATAGAGTTGAAGGATATGATAAGGACAATGGAGTTTATGTTGAATATTGGAAAGGTGAGGATTTAGAAAAGTCAAAAGAGATTGCAACAATATTAGACAATATTGCAACAAAAGATGAACTTATTCGATATACAAGTTCTGGGAAATTTGGATTAGTGAAAGAACCTATTGATTGGGTTCAGGTAACAAATGAAAATGATGAAATGGTGTACCTACCTAGAGCCTAAGTGGATTGGAGGAAAAATGTGTTGGATTTGAATAAGATAGTAAACGATGAAATTCAAAAAGCATACCTAAAAGGAAGAAGAGAAGTAGCAAGTGAGTTAAGAGATATATTATCAAAGAAAAATAACAATAATGCATATGAAATTGACAAGCAAATGATTGATAAAATATCCGAAGAATTAAACCGTGAATGGATTTGAAACTAAGATTTCTTAGGAAGGAGTGAAGAGAAATGGCAAAATATACATGTAGCAAGACAAAGGATGAAATTCTTGAAATTATTGCAGAGGAATTTGGAAAAGTAAATAAAGATTATGATGATGCAATGCAGAACGACAATGATAAACTCAAAGAACGGAATCAGGGTAGATATGCAGCAATGTTTGATTTGTTACACAAGTTAGAAATTTATGAAAAGGAGTGAGCAGAAATGACAAGTATTGAAAAGTCAAAAGAAGATGCACGGAACTTAAACGAACTCACGGATCATTTGATTAAATTACTTGAATCGAATGATAAGCGGTTCTCATTTGAATTTTGTGCAGGTGGCACAATGGAGATTTACGACAAAGAAAAAGAAATCGGGTATGCAGTTCATATTGCACCGATTGAATATGACGAAGATGGAAATGCAACAAATTTATAGTAAACACAAAGGCAGTTAGGAGAATAAATACCTAGCTGCCTAATTTTATTACAAGAAAGTGAGAAAACGATTATGAGTAGATTTAAAACAATTAAAGAAGCAACTGAAGCATGGGTGCATGAAATGAATGCAATTCCACAGGGAATGATTTTACGGTTATTCCAGGATCATCCTGACGATTGGACAGAAGTTACAAAGCCAAGTAAATATGACAGAGTATATGTATTTGACAACGGAGACTATGGAGAGATTACAGATATTGATGAGGAAACGGAAGAATACATTATCTCTCTTGACAATGGAGAAGAAGTCAGATGCGAAAATGGAGACTTTGAAATTAGCCATGATGATTACCTTCCAATGTGGGGAACAATGTGGAGCTTTGGAGATGGTTGTGATGATTGGTGGTTAGAAGAAAAAAACGGAATTGAGCTGATGTCACAATGCGGATTTAGAATCTATGAAAGCGAAGAGTTTGGTTACTTCTTTGGAATTGATGGAGCTGGTTATGATTTTTATGAAAGTCATTGGATTCCATTATATAAGGCAAGAGGATTACAGTGGCACGAAACAGAATCGGAGGAATAAGATATGACAAAATATACACAGAGACAACTAAAAGAGATGGTAAAACATGGACTTGCAGAAGATATTACATATGGAAATAATGATACGAGAAGGCAGATTGAAGAAACAGAGGGATATTACACGCAAGTTGGATATTCGAGTGGTGTATATGGATGCAATGGAATGCTGTTAAAAGGAAACAAAACTGGGAAATTATATGCAATTACGTCAAGAACAACAGCAGTATTTGTATTCTAAAGTCAAAGGAAATTGTAATTTACAGTGAAATTTTAAAAAGATAAAAGGTGATAACTATGAAGAAAATTATTAATGGGAAAATGTATAATACAGAAACAGCAAAAGAGGTCGTAACATGGAGTAATTCATATAATTTTGGTGATTTTAATTATTGCGAAGAAACACTTTACAAAAAGAAAACAGGTGAATATTTCCTGTACGGAATGGGTGGAGCGTTGAGTAAATACGCAAGATCGTGTGGAAGTAATGGAAGTAGTGGCGGTAGTGAGTTTGTTCCATTAAGTGAAAATGAAGCAAAAGAATGGATGGAACGTTATGCAGGTGCAGAAGATTATATTGCAGAATTTGGTGAAGTAGAAGAGTAATACAGAGAATAATAAGGCAGACGCAAACAAATGTGTCTGTCTTATTTATTAGGAAGGAGAACGAAATGAACGGATATGAATATATTTGCGGAACGGCAGCACGGTTTAGAAAGAAGTTTCCGAATTTGTATGAACGAAAAGAAAAGAAGTCTGTGTTCATTGATTCAAGCATGTTAGACAAGATTGAAGATATTCCAGACGAGATCAAAGCAGAACTGATAGGCAAATCAAGAATATCACGGATGAATAGAGAAGACTTTGCAATCAATACAGAGGATGAAAACGGATATAAATATTATCTTGATATTGATTGTAGCTGCTATGACTTCTATAAAAACGACAAATTGATTTATTCAGTATTACATGTAGATGGTGCAAGATGGAATGTATATAAGGCAAATATCTATGGCGATTATGAAGATTCACCTGTAAAGTCAGGTAGTTTAAATTGGAGTAAAAACTTAAATTTTAAGTTAGGTAGAATTGACATTAGTGCTTATGAAAGCGAGGTTGATTGATATGACAATGGAAATATTAAAAACCAGAATAGATGAAATATTAAAGAAAATGTGGGGTGTAAATGAAGATGGTGGCATCGAAATTTATACTGACTACAGAGAAAGAGAACTTTCTGATAGATTTTTAAAAGAGATATTTGAGCATGACAATCCAAGGGAGGCTTTTAATGATGAATTAGCTGATTGGGCTATGGATTATGCGATGGAGTATGGAGAAGATGAACTTGAAAAGGATATTCGTAAAGAACTGACAGATGAAGAGGAAGAGTATTTTACAGATAATTTTGATGAGATATGGGAATATGTAAAAGAAAATACATATTTTTATTACAACGCAGAGGATTTCAATAATGAAGTCAAAGTAAATATCATGGTGGATTGTGGTAATTGGAATTACGATTGCGTTTGCGATAATGTTCTGAATTGGTATGGAAATTCAGGAGATGGAAGTATTGATAAAGAGTCATCTATGCTGTGGTTAGCAAAAACACAAGGTAAAGCAACTGCGTTAAGAAAGGCTTGCAAACAAGTACATAGGGATGACGGATATTATGTAGATAGAGATAAGAATAAAGACAAATTTATTGAAAGCTGCATACAGGAATTTGAAAATCTTCCGTCACATATGGCAACTGTAACGTTTCTTGTAAAAATGCCGTTATTTGATTTATTTGACTTAATCGAACTACAGAACAAAGAGTATGACGAAAAGGGAAAATATGATCCACGAAAGAATGAAAATTCAAAATCTTACATGGTTCTTGGAAAGGAAACTATGTGCGGATTATATGATCCTTGGTCTGGCGGTGGTTCTGTATTAGAAATAGAGTTGGATAAAGATGTAAAACTACCTATTAAATACGCAATCTTTTGTGTCGAGGGATGTAAAATGCATGGATATGACATTGATGAAGTTTATGGATTGATTGGTAGCTGTTGGAAAGAAACAATAAAGGAAATAAAAGAGGTTGCGTAAACCAAAGGAAAGAACTGTTTCAGGATAGAAAGCGAGGAAAATAAAATGGTTGATTATACAAAAATTACTGTATCAAAAGATGGTAAATACCTATTTGCAACAGAGCAAGGACATCTTACGTATCCGGGGGAAGCAAAAGTGATTTATAAATTGCTAAAAGAAAAATTCCCAGAAAGCGAAGGATATAAGGTTGATGTGATGATGTGGGAATCAAGAGGATATGAACCAGATTGGGTGAAGGAGGTACAAAATATGAAAACAATAATTGATAAAAGCGAATGTAAACCATTAAGTGACAATATTGAAGGCAAGTTGGTAGTAATTAAACCAGATTTTTTCAAACCAGAATTTATAGAAGCAAAGTATCAGCTTGTGCTTGCAACTGGAGGTTTTGGTTGCGATGCAAGTAATAGTGGAAATGCAGTATTCGTAATGGAGTGTTGTGAAAATCCAGAAGAATACAGACAAGAAAGATACAACTTGATTGGCGAACCTACAGAAGAAATGATTGCTGAATGGAAAGCGAAGTACGGAGATTTCAATAAGAAAGTACAAAAAGCGTTAAAAGGAGATGAATTAGTATGAAAGATTTAAAACCTGGTGATGTTGTTCATGTTCAAGGAATTGTTTGTGAGATTGCAGAAATTGCATGGCAAGAGCCTTGGGATTGGAGAAAGGCATATTACTTAGAGTTTAGAGATACAAACGGAATATACAGAAGTTGGAAACAAAATTTCGATGGTGGTTATGCTGAGTTGAAGGGAGAGTGATTAGTATGATAACAAGAGAAAGATTTGTAGAAGAAACAAATTGGAAAATGAGCTACGAAGAATACAAGAAATGTTACTGTCCAGAGTGCAAAAGAGAAGAGTGCCCACACAGAGAAGCATATAGAAGAGTGCCTAAGATTGATGGTGGTCTTGGCTTATGTCCTAATTTGAAGGGAGAGTGATTAAATGGAAGGCTTACTAAACAAATTAACAGAAGAACAGAAAACAGAGCTGGGTAATCTGTGCCAAAAAATTAATGATATTTTTGAGGAAAATGATAGCTTTACTGAAGATGATGTAGATAAATATGCAGGTACTTTATTACAAAAGGGAATTTACCAAGTAATGAATGAGTTAGGCTTATGGTGTACTATATAAGCTGTCTGGTGTAAATAAAGGCAATTTAGAATACGAAAAATTTTTTGATACCAAAGAGCAGATGGGCAAAAAGATATGATAAACTGTTTCAAAAAGGATTTGTATGGCTTAAATCCGACTGCATTGGAACAGAAAAATGGTGGATGGAAAAGATTGGAGGGATATTAATATGGAAGTAATGATATATCAAAACAAGCGAAATAAACAAAAGTACATAGAAGTGCATAATGATGGACATCATCATAATTCTGTTCGTCAGTATATACAGCACGATCAGAAAGTTGCAGGTCATAAGGTTGGAGTTGTTAGAAATTATACTGGCGATGGAAAACTTCATCGGTGGAGAAAAGGTAACTTAAATGAGCTATTGGAAGATTACAAAGAGGTATAAGTATGGTAGATCAGTGGACAGGTGAATGGACAGAGGAAAAAGATTATGATACATATCCAAAAGAGAAATGGTGTGATTACGATTATATGGCTGCATGGATTAGAGAACAGAAATACGAGCCAGAAACATCAATGAAAAATTTAATAGAAATGATTTTTGGCTATTACTTTGAAAATGATGATGTAAAAGAAATAGGATATTTTGCAATTAAGGATGAAAGAAAATATCCTGATAATCTTATGATATTTGTTCCAGATGTAGCAGAATATGTATTTGCAAGCGGTGGATTAAGCGAATTTGATTATGAAGCATAGATTGGAGTGATGAAAATGAAAAAATACGAGATGATTAATGTTGATTTTATGGAAATTGTACATGAAATATGTACTACAACTTCTACAGATTGTAGAAGTCTTAATAAAAGTGATTTGGCACGGAAACTAATGGATTTAGTAAATATTCCACAAAATGCAGAAATTCAGGAGATTCCTCTTGACTGGGAAGATCAAGTAGATGTTTGTTTTACTATACCTAATGATGATAATTATTATTCATTGTATGCAGGTCGTTGGTTAGATGATACGGAAAGCATAAAACTTGCAAATACTGGAAAAATAAATGGAAGTCAATTTGAGTTTTATGAAAAGGAAATTGATCTTCCTTTAGATTATTTTAATATGAAATAGCAATTTCATTTTAAGATTGGAGGATAATAATTATGGCAAAATTTAGAGTTATGTATAAATCAACGGATTATGTATATTTGGATGTTGAGGCTGATTCATTGGAAGAAGCAAAGGAAATTGCAGAAAATACAGACGGTGGAGAATTTATTGAAGATGGAGCTGGTGATTGGGAGTACGACTACACAGAAGATGAAAACGGAAATGTAATTGATTAAGGAGGTCAATTTTATGAACATAAGATTGGAAATGGACAACTGGATTATAAATGACGAATACATTATTACTAATGGTGTAATAGGATATGAAGTTTATAAAAGCGGAACAGAAGATACAGAGGCGGAAGAAGTATATTCAAGTGAATCATTTGAGGAGTGCTTGACTTGGGTATGGAATAGCTTGTAGAAAGGATAGTTGGTCTTATGAGATTACATCTATTTTGGCTTGATAAGAATTGGAAGAAACGTGGTGATTGTGCCAACAATTATAACCTCGTTATTGATATGAAAAATAAAACATATAAGGTATATACGAATGCCTTTTATGGATATTATCATCCAGACGACATTGAAGTTAAAAAGAAATCAGATATTGAAGATTATATAGAGTATTTAAAGAGAAATGGATTTATAGAAATGGAGTGCTTAAAATGTTAGATTATACAAAAATTACATTTAATGAGTTAGACAACACAGACAAGCCATTACAGGCATTTTATAATTATGATTTAAAAGAAAATGAAATTAATAGCTTTTTGGAAGAGTACGCAACAGTTGAAGAAGTTCCAGAAGGTGTATCTATTCAGAAAGTAGAATTATGTTTAACAATTTACGCACAGCATGATTTCAAATTAGAAGCTTGTTGTACAGATACAAATAATGAACAGTATTGGGTTGAAATCAATAAACAGTTTACAAATGCAGATGAATTTATTCAGATGATTCCCGATTATGGAAAGATAAAATTATAAGAATGGAGGTATAGGATATGCACATTCACACAGTAGAAGAAGATTATGAATACAGAATGAAAAATATAGTTCGGAAATTCGTTAAGGATTATGAGCTTGAAGGATTAAGCGCAGAAGAGTTACAAGACAAGTTGTGGTCTGAATACTCAAAAGAATTTGCTCATGCAGTGTTACAAGATATGAACGATTTTTCAGGTAACGAATTATTTGAGATTGGAGAGTGATTTATATGTTAAAAGCAATAAATATTAAATGGGACACAGATGGAGATATGGAAGTATTAAAGGAACTTCCAACGGAAATGATTATCCCTGATGAATTAGAGGAAATGTACAAGAAAGATAAAGAATATGCACTTGAAGAGATTTCAGATTGGCTATCAGATGAGACAGGATTTTGTCACGCTGGATTTGAAATTAAAAAAGTAATCACAAAAGAGTTTGTTGAGGATGATTTATATGATTTTTTCAGTGACAAAATGGAAACTGGTGATGCACCTGAAATTGAAGGTGTGTGGAAACAATATGATCCTGCAAACGGTAATATTATTGCCATTGATTGCGCAGGTGGAAAGCAGATCAGATTGATTATTCAGGTAGATTAAGGAGTGATTTATTATGGCAAAAACATTAAGAGATTTTTGGAATAAGGCAGATGGAGTTTATGATTTCGTAGATAAGAATGGAGTTTCTATTGATGATATGAATTATCCCCTAGAAACAGAAGTGTTAAATGAACGGTTGGTTGAAGGTGAACAGTATGAGATTACATTAAATGTAGATATTGAAGATCCATATTCGATAGCAATTAATAGATATAAAAAGGAATATCCAGATAGACTGATAGAAGAGAAGTTTTTAGATAATTTATATTTTTCTATTCAGGGAGTAATCGAACATAATGGGAAAGAGACAGCCTTAGAATATGCAAGGAATGGAAAATTATGGTAAGTAAACAAGAGTTTCAATAGAAGAATGGAGGAAAATAAACAATGAAAATAGATATTTATAGAGCATTAACATATGTTGAGGATGAGATAAAAAGAAATCCTGTTGCATATTCACAGAATGGAAACAGAAAATGTCAGCATGTAAAAATATCTAATAATGGTCAGGTTAAAGAATTTCTGAATAGATATGGATTAGAGGAGATAAAAGACGACAATATAAGTTTGTCTATTTTGTGGAATTTGCCACGGAGAGATTACTCTGAAAATGAAATGTGGGTGTGCATAAGCGGCTTCACATATGGTAATGAGCAACCGTTTGTACCAAAACATTTTACAATATCAGATAGCGTAGTGACAATCGAATCACAAAATAAAGCCGTAGAGATCATCAATTTGCTCAACACATGGACTGGAATAGATGTAAGTTATTAAATTATTGAAACGATGATTTACTAAGAAGGAGAAAATAATGACGAATAAAGAATTAGCAAAATTATTATATGAAAATGAAAACATCTCATTTGGAATGATTGATAAACCTAACATAATTATCACAAACGGAACAATTAATTATGATAACGGATTCTGTGATGAATATAATAAAAATGCAATTACAATATATGCCAAGGATTTGAATGGTTTATTTAAATTTGGAATGATTCTCAAAGAATCGTCAATCGGTATTCAAACAATCTCACAAGATTATATAGAATTTCTTTTAGAAAATAATGGATTAAGTAGAGAAGATTGTTTGTGTATTTTATCGAAATGCATAGGTTAATTTATGACAGGTAGGAAGTGAATTATGTAGCTGATAAATTATTTGAATAGAAAGAGAGGTAGATATTATGAGTGGAATGTTTATGTTTCCAGGAATGTTTTATAATCATATTAAGGATTCAAAATTAAAAATGCCAGAGGATTTTGAAAATTACGATCCAGAAGAGTATCCTCATTTTCACGTATTTATACTTACACATTTAGGACAGCCAATTGATATTGCTGCACTAGAAGATAACGCAAATATCATAGCTGACATTCCAGAGAATACTATCAAAAGTGTGACGCTTAATGATTTAATGGAAAAGGGTGTTGTATTTGGAACTGGCGATTTAGTATGAAACGGAAATTTCAAAGTAGAATTGGAGGAAGTTATATGAAAACAAAAATCGTTATGCAAGAATGTACATGCTGTGGACAAAGATTTCCTGTTAAGTATTACGAAAATGGAATAATTGAATATACTTATAAAACATGTGAGTGTGAAAGTGATTTTGAACCTATAGATGGAGAGCCGTCTATTAGTGAATGGATAGAATCATTAAAGTAATGAAAAGCACATTCTGTACTATTTGTCGGGTACAGAACATGATATAATTAAAGAAAAACGGAGGTAATTATTATGGCATATTTAATAGCATTTATTATTGTATTTGGTATTCCTTATTTAATTGATAAGAAGAACGAAAGAATAGAGGCAGAAAAAAATGCAGAAGAATTTATGAAAAAACATTTTGGTGAAGAGTATAAGGATAGAATAAACAAATAATATACATAGAGAAAGGTGGTTGATTAGATGAGTTTATTTGGATTGTTTTACACAATTTTTGGAGTGGGTTGTAAAGGTATTAACGATATAAGAAATGCAATGGAAGATAATGAACATAAAATAAGATATAGAGATAGCGAAACGAATACTTATTATGATCATAATATGAATAAAAGAGATTTATCTAATAATCATATTATGGTAACTGAAAAAGATTGTAATGGTGATATTTGGCTGAAAGATGCACAAACTGGCAGATATACTCAAAACATTACAACTGGTAGAGTTGAACAAAAATATCAAGAAGAAAAGGCAAAAGCATTACGTGGAGAAAGTGATAGAACACATTTTAAATATGGTGATAACGAACACAGAAAAGATGAATTTCCTGGAATTAGATATAAGGATTTTAAAACAGAAAAATTGTATGTTGAGAGATATATGATTTTTACAGAAGAACATTATAAAATGTTATATTTGTGGTCTGGCTATGGAATTTGTCAACAATCATTTTCCGTATTATTTGATCCTGGAACAAAGAAAATTGTTCGACTATCAGATGGAACAATTGAACAAATGCTAGGTCAAGGTGCTTTAATAGAAGATATAAATAAATTCTTCCATAAATATGTAAAAGAATATTATGAACATATGGCTAAACCATATAGTACGTGGTATAAACAAAAATTATATTACGAAACAACTTTACGCCCAATGGCTGACTCTTTAAAAGATAAATTTATAGAAGAGGGGGAGGCAAGAGTAAAATATAGACGAAGTGAAAAATAAAGGAGATAAAGTAATGAAAGAATGGTATTATATTACAAGCGATAAACCAGAAGAAAAAAATTATTTTGATAGTTATGATGATACACAATTTGCTATTTTATGTATATTTAGATTTAAAGCACCTATAAATGAAGTACCTGATTACGAGATTTATCATAATGGAAAATTATTTGAAACAGTTCCAGGTGATACGTTGTTTAATATGTATGTTGAAAATGGTGGTCATGTTTATGAAGACTGCTTAAATAAGGAAACTGGTAAAAAAGAAGATGAAGAAGATTTGTCTAAAACAATTGAAGATGCCACTAACAGTTTAAAAAACTTATTAAATAGCATTGAAAAATTAAATAATATGCTATAAAGGACGGTGATAAAAATGAAAGGTCGATTAGAGCATTCATTACAGATCGAAAAAAATATAAAAGAAATATTATTTACATTGCCACAATATGTGACTGAATATTATTATGAATTCAAATCAGGAAGACAACCAACAGCATGTAGAGAATATATAAGAAAAATAACAAAATTTTTATATTTTATTGATTCAAGTAATGTAAAACAAATTAATCCTAAACAGATTACTAAGTTTGATGTTACTCGTTTTTTAGATTCAATAGAATATATAATAGATAATAATGGAAATAAAAAACAGTCATCACTATCTTATAGGAAATGTTATCATAGTGTATTAAAAAGTTTTTTTGATTTTTTAATAGAAAATGATTATATAACTGAAAATCCTATGAATAAAATAAAAAGGGTTCGTGGAGAAGATTTTGTTAATAGAAAATTCTTAGAGGAAGATGATTTAAAAGAAGTATTATTTGCTGTAGAATGTGGAGCTGGAAATAGAAGGTCGGTTGCTATGCAATATAAATGGAAATCGAGAGACAGAGCAATTATGATGTTATTTATGCAAACTGGAATACGTGAAACAGCATTAAGTGAAATAAATATTGAAGATATTGATTTTGGAAATCATATAATTAAAAGTGTAATAGAGAAGGGACATAAAGACAAAACATTCACCATGAGTCCTCAATTAGAAAAAGCAATTTTAGATTGGATGAATGATAGGGAGCGTATTATTGATACGAATGAAGATGCTTTATTTATTTCTAAATCAAGAACTCGTATGACACAAAGATCATTATCTGATGTTGTTATAAAATATACAAAAGAAGCTCTTGGATATTCAGTAACACCTCATAAGTTAAGGGCTTCATTTGCAAATATTATGTTGCGGAAGACAGACGAAAATATATATGTGGTTCAGCAGTTATTAGGGCATGCTCGAACCGAAACAACAAAGATATATTTAAAAAATAATTTAAACCAGTATAATGATATGGCTGCTAATATAATTGCAAAATCTATTTTTTAAAGGAGAATAATATAATGGAAATTAAAAGATATATTACATTTAGAAATAAGAAAAATAATTTTCCAATGTTAAAAGAAAAAGAAAAAATACAATGGGATTCAGATTTTTCAACATATGATAAAATGGTAGATTTTTTTAATCAAATATTTGAAATGGAATATCTTGAAGAAGAATATGTTTATATTGTATCATTTAATTGTCAAATGATTCCACAAGGAGTGTTTGAACTATCACATGGAACAGCAGATACTTCTATAATAAAAATGAGAGAGCTTGCAATATTTCTATTATTGTCTGGTGCGAATAAATTTATTGTAGCTCATAATCATCCAAATGGTTCAAAAGATGCAAGTGTAAATGATATTAATATCACAAGAAAAATTCAAGAAATGGCGAATTTCATTGAAGTTGATTTTCTTCAACATTTTACAATAGGAAATGACGGTTATGATACTTGTATCGACAATGGAGAAGACGATAATGATTTTGAGGAAGATAACAAAGAGGATGAAGATTATATGCCGTTTGGTTAAACTTGACGAAGTAATTGAGTTGTTAAATGATATTGTGTAGAATAGAAGGAGCAATAAATAATAGATTTATTAGAAGATTGGAGGCGGTTACTCAATGACTATTAAAGAGATAAAAGAGAAATACAAAGACTACAAACGGAAAGCAAATGAGAAAAACATGTTTACTACATATGATTACAATGATGGTAATGGAAAAGTAGTCATTGTAGTTAATGATTGTAAGGGTTTTGGTAAAACAGTTATGCAGGTCGTCAGAGTGTCAGATGGTAAAGAATTACTTCCAGAAGGATCTTGTAGACCTTGTGATAATATTGATGATGCAATTGATGTTGCTGGTGAAATGGAGTGGATTGGAGAATAAAATGAATGGAATAGATAAAGAAACATACATAGGTATTGTAAAATTTACATTAGAATCAATGGTTGATCTTGCAAAGTCTGATAAGAATTATAATCTTACAGCCGATACAATTTGCTATTATGAGACAACTATTAAGCCTGAAATGCAAATTAGCCAGGATGAGTTTTTAGAATTGTGTAATGAAGCTGGAATTAAATAGTTTTCAATTGAAAAATTGGAGGTTGATTATGAGTAGAGATGAAGTGAAATATTATATAGATCATATGGACGCAAATGGTTTATTAAATTTGTGCAATGATATAAATGAATGGAAATATAAATCCGGGAAACTTAAACCAGATTGTACATTAAATCATCTAGCAGAAAATTTACAGTATTGGGAATTAAGAGATCTGGAAGAACTTATTCTTAATGCAGCTCATGAAAAATTTGGGAATTTAGTTAGTTTATTGATAAAGAGTGAACCAAGTATCTATATAAAATAAGTCAATGAAACCAAGTTTTCTTGTGGAATGGAAAGGCATAGTAAAATGGATAAATATTCGATCGTAGGACATTCAAAGTTAATAGATGAAAGTAATAATTTATGGGGATTTGTAGTAGAAAGTGACAATTCAACAGATATATTATTGTCTGATGATTATTTTAGTTCCAGTATTGTAATTGCATTAGACGAGATTGCGAATTTTAAAAATAAACCAGAAATAAAAGAAGGTCAAAAAGTAAAAATTACAATAGAAATAGAAGAATGAGAAATCTAAGTTTCAGGAGGATAACAACACAGTGAAATGTAAATGGAAATACTTTATTGTCTTAAATTGGGAAGATACACTGAATAATTTAGTAGAAGAAAAAGTAGATGATGAATTGCTTATTTGCTGTGATGTAACGGTTGCAAAATCATTTGATTCTACAGAAGAGCTGTTAAAATGGGTGAAAAATAATACCGATTTAAAAGCAGACAATGGAGATTTTAAAATAGAAGGACAATATTTACCAGTTGAAATTTAACTTTCCTTGGAGGTGATATTTTGAAAAAAGTTAGATATGCGATTGAAAAAGTAATAGAAGTTCCTGAAACAGAAGGAGAAAAATCTATTGATAATATAATTAATAGAAGGTGTAAAGAAGAAAATGGATTAAGTTATATTTATGTAAGAGAAGACGATATGAAGGAAAACGGATGGAATAGCCTTTTTGATGAAATGTAATCAAAAAAATATTAAAAACCATGAATGAACGAATTGATTAGAAAGACTGGGAGAGGTGATATAAATGGAAAATAGAAATGTAATTGAAACAGTAGTACATACGGCATTAACGAAAAGAGAGTTAATTGATTTGATTAACAAATCTTTTCCTGATGAAGAGGTTGGTAATTACGGACAGATAGCACAGCTTTCCACAACAACTATGTCAGATGGAATAAAAATGCAGAATGTTTGTTTTGGTAAGATATTGGAACTGAGGTAAAAGATAATGGAAAAGTTGGTACAAAAAGTAAAGTGGAAGCTGTCTGGTTCTCCAAAAACGGAAATGTATATGTATGGCGAGGCAAGTGTAGAAACCAACCAAGCAATGCAAGAACCACTACAAAAACTGTATCAGTATGAAAATCAACCAGATATGAGAGATAAGATAAAAGAATATATCAATGAGCTTGATACAGAAATTGACAGACTTGAATCTGATTTAGAAAAGCAAATGATATATAGTGTAGAAGCTTGTAATGTTACTGCAACTGAATCAAGGCTGAATGCAATAATCGAAGTAAAGAATGATTTGCTCGGAAGATTGAAAGAGGTGATATAGATGTCAAGAACAATGGATAATCCAAATAAAGTAAAAGCGAAACTCATTGTTGAGGTTGAAGCAGAATTTTATGATGATGAATCATCAGAAGAGACATTAAGATACTGTGTTGAACAGGATCTTGAAGATGCAGGATTAAATGTTATTGATGTATCAGTGATGGAGTGAGGTGGTATAAATGAGACAGCAAAATATTACATGTTGCAACTGTGGAAAATTTATTTTAACAGAACAAGAGCAGGAGAACACAGGCAATATTAAGTGTATTAAAGGCAGATATGAAGACGGATTTTATGATGAAGCAAAAGACGTATTTTACTGCAAAGAGTGTGCAAAGAAATTAGGAAAGAAATGACGATTTCTTGGTAAATAGAAGGAGATGATTAAATGGCGAGAAAGAAAGTAAATAAAGAATTAACCATAGAAGAACAGTTACAGAAAGAAAGAGAAAATGAATTAAATTTTATTAAAGATGAAGTGCCACATCTGAATGAACCAACTTATAGATTTGAAATAGGAGATAAGGTAAAATATGGTGCATTAAAAGACTGTACAGTAAAAGAAGTGTTATATGATGGGAAGGTGTACGGATTACATTGTATTTCTACTGAAGAAAATTATGGAAATCCTTATGATAGAGAAGTATATCGAGTTGTTGGGTGGACTAGCGTTAGACCGCTTACTAATGGGGATTCAAGGTTTAGTAAAAATCAGAATGTAAAAATCAATTTTGTCAATTCAATGATTGAGTCTCTTATTCATAAATATTATGCATTTGGAGTAGATATGAATCCTGAATATCAGAGAGGATATGTATGGGAGTTAGAAGATAAACAGTTACTTATAGATAGTATATTTAATAATATTGATATAGGTAAATTTGCTTTTATTCATTTGGATGATAAGAAATGGACTGAGACAGGTAATGGATATGAAATACTTGATGGAAAGCAGAGATTAAGCACAATTATTGATTTTTATGAGAATAGATTTCCATATAACGGAGTTTATTACAATGACTTATCGGCTAAAGATAAGAATGTTTTCTTAAACCATCATATTGTGCAAGGAGAAGTAAGAGAAGCAGATAGAAAGGCAGTATTAAAATATTTCTTAATGCTCAATAGAACTGGAAAGTCAATGGATCAGTCACAGCTTGATAAGGTTGAGAAGATGTTGGAAGAATAACCCAAAGAAAAATTGCTTTCAAATGAAAAGAGGTAACAATGAATTTAGTATCAGATTATCCTATATCTACTTATGGTATGAATGGAAAAACTTTTAAATTGCAATTATCCTTCACAGAATATTATGGGTATATTTGTCCGAATAAATTAGAGACAGTAGATGCTATATGGGACAGTGTGAATGAATGTTTTTTTGAAAGTAAAACCAATAAAGAGATTTTTACAGAGTGTATTATTGCATGGGAAATTAAATAATATTATGGAAGGAGCAGGTAAATACTGCTTCTTTTTTGTTATAAAAAACGAGGTGATAAATATGTGCAGATATAAAAACGGAAATCCCAAAAGAGCATCACAATTTTTGTGCTTACACTGTATGAAGATAAATCAGTTATCAGGAATACAGAGAGGTGGTCATCAAAGAGAAAAATATCATATAAAGGATCTTTTATGCGTTAACAAGGAATGTAGGAATCTTCCTTACACAAAAAATATGGAAATTAGATGGTGTGATACATATGAAGATATTTATAAAAAGGCATCAGAGATAAGATCACAATATTATATGTAAAACAGAGAATATATAATGGAAGGAGTTTTGAAAAATGTTAGAAATTAATGACGTTGTAAAAGTAATTTCAGCTACAGATAGTGGTTATTTAGGAGCAAGAGAGTTCATTCCAATTGGGACTGTTTGCAGGGTTGTTAATGTTGAAAAAGAAAAAGATGGTTCTTATTATTATGAAATTTTACCGTTAGAGGGCTGTAGAGATAGTTTTTATTATCTTGAAAATGAATTAGAGAAAGCAAGATGACTGCAACACAGGCTTTATTAAAGCTAGATTTTGTGAATGTAGCAATATATTAGAAGAAGCTGCCACGGTTGCAAAAGTGTGTGATGATTTTATGAATCAATTACGTGTTTTTTCAGAAGCTCAAACTAATGTAATTGATTATGAAAAAAAAGGCATATTAAATACCATTTTAATAGGAAATAAAAAATATTGACACGAACACATGTTCGGAATATAATTAAAAACATAAAAACAGTCAAGCGATTCAAACGGTGTTGGCGCACCTTTCTACTTGACTGTTCAATATATACACGGTACAGCAGAGCAGACCGCTTAATTGTTATTTTACATATAATTAAAATATTGTCAAGATTTTCCAATCAAAAGCGATTCTGCTATTTTTTCAAAAAATAAAATTAAATAAGGGAGAGTGATTAAATTGAGTCAGTATGTTATAACTGATGGCACTCGATGGATTATGCAAGATAGAAAGGGTAAGTATGTACCTACGTCTTGTGAGGCTCTTGCTGATGTTTATAGTAACAAACAAGCCAATTCTATTTTTCAAAATCAGTTATCGAAGGCTTTGAAAACACACTTTCATTTGCAAAAAATTGATAAGCCACCAGAACTTGTTAAACAAATCACACAAAAAGAAATTAAAGAAAATACTGAAAATGTGTTGGTTGCTGAAAATATCAAATATTGGGTTGATAAAGTGAATGGACTTAATGGGTTGGCATCAGAAGCGTTACATAGAAAAGATGAACTTTTAAGTAAACTGAGTAAAGTTGATCAGGAACTATCAGACATAAACCACTACATAGAGTTTTGTAATCTTAATGCAGCACAAGGTTATAAGGCTTATAAAATGATTAAAGAACGGAGAATAAAAAGAAGAAGTATTAAAAATGAACTAGATGTATTAAGCATTATTCTTGGAAAGAAAATATCAGATACTGCATCTGATGAAATCCAAAAAGCAATTGCTGGCATGGATAAACGTACATATGAGCCGAGAGTAATGACTGAATTATTTGATTTTTAATGGAGGTGTTCAAATGGTATTTTGCAAAGTATGTAATGCTCAAATGATGTCTGTTATGTCTTTCTCAAAGGACAAGCGTGAAAAATTCGCCAGGTGTCCTAAATGTTACGGAGAAACAAAACATAATTCATTAAGAAATGATGAGTTAAATTTTAGAGAAATATTGGATGAAAAAATATATAGAGGGGAGAACAAAAAATGGAAGTGATTTTGGAAGAGTATTGTTCAAATGAGATGAGAAAACTCAAACAACTTTGTTATCCAATTTTAATTCAGATTGGTGGTATTTCTGAAAAAGATTATGACGATTTCTATTCAATTGCATTAGAAGCCTTGGCAGACAGTGCATTGAGATATGATGAATCTAAAAATTGTCAATTTAAAACTTTTTTAATTGGTAATATTAAACGAAAATTTATTACAGAAGTTCGTGATCGGAATAGAAATAAAAGAATTCCTGCAAAAAATATACAAAGTTTTGACGGTTATATATCAGATGATGGTAGCCCGTTGAGTGAAATTATTCCATCGGATTTTGATATTTTCGAAGAAGCTTGTATTCATAGTGGGTGGAAAGAAAATAAAATAGAAAAATATTTAAATAAACTTTCCACAGTACAAAGAAAAATTGTTTCATTGCTTAGTGAAGGATATAAAGCAAAAGAGATTAGAGAATCATTACATATGAGTGAAAAAGAATATTCACAAAATTTGGCTGCAATTCAAGCATATGAAAATGTAAGAGAATTAATGTAAAAAAGAGAATTATATAGTGTGATTAATTTCACACTTATAGGGCTATCGCCAAGAGGTAAGGCACAGGACTTTGACTCCTGTATTCGGCAGTTCGAATCTGCCTAGCCCCGCTATGGATCATTGGCGCAATGGTTAGCGCATCCGGCTCATAACCGGGCGGTTCAGAGTTCGAGTCTCTGATGATCCACTGAATAATTAAAAGTAAAAATATATTTAGGAGGAATTTATTATGGCAAAGAAAGTTAGAGAGCAAACAGTATCATTATCTTCATATTTGGCAAGTGTAAATAGCGAGGATATTTCAGAAAATCAGGATGTACAGAGAATGTTTTGTTGGGATAATCCTGCAATGAATGAACTTATTGTTACCGTACTTACAGAAGATTACATTCCTCCTATTATTCTTGGAGAGGAGGAATTAGGTGGAGATTTAACACAGCAATATATTGTTGATGGAATCCAAAGAACAACCGCTTTAAATAAGTTCAGACACATGAACTGGAAAACAACAAAATCATTTGAAAATAGTGTTATTCAGTATCAAGCAAAAATGCGAGACGAAGAAGGACATCTCATTAAGAATGAAGATGGAAGTATTCTTTGGGAAAATCGTGAATTTGATATTAAGAATAAGACATTTGAGCAGTTACCAGATGAATTAAAGAAGAAATTCGATGATTATCAGATTCGAATTGTAATTCATCAGAATTGCACTATGCAGGAAATAAGTAAACTTGTGAGGCGTTATAACCGCAATAAGAGCATGGGTTCTAACCAAAAAGCTCTTACATGGATTCCTACATATGCAAGAAAAATTAAAAATATCGCAAATAATGAGTTTTATAAAAATTGTGTTGCTTACTCAAAGTCAATGCGTAAAAACGGAACATATGAACAAACTGTTGCAAATTCTGTAATGGCTACATTCCATCTTAATGATTGGAAAAAGACACCGAATGATAGAAACGAGTATCTTGAACAAAATTCTTCATTTGATGAGTTCGAGAAGATTAACGAATATGGAAATCGTATCGCGAAGGTTTGTAATGACAAATTCCAGAACATATTTGTATTTAAGGATATTCTTTGTTGGATTGCTACATTCCATAAGTTTACAAAGTTTGGTATTGAGGATAGCAAATTTGCAGAGTTTGTAAATGCACTTGTCAATGATTTACATAGTAAGGTTATTGGTGAGTGGAGCTACGACATGCTCGATAAAGAGCCTGGCACGTCTGATAAGAAGATAGTACAAGCAAAAATTGATACATATACGGCTTTAATGATGGATTGCTTACATATTGATTCGGCAGAAACCGAGTCGAAAACAATTGAAGAAGAGAATAACGCAGAAGAAAGTGTTCTTTCCTTTGTTCAGGAAAATGCAAATCCTGACGCTACAGAAGAGGACATTGAGTTTTACAGAGATATGGTTGAAGATTGCGTAAAGGTGGATGAGCCTGTATATCAGCAGTGTGAAAGAGCTGTAATTGCTATTATGGCTTATGCTTGTACGAAAGAGCAGGACGAAGAATTTGAAAAGTGGATTCAGAAGTATAAGAATCAGAAAAATTTTAGTCCTTCACAGAAAACAAACTTTACATATATGAAAAACAGTTTTGATAATTTCGTACAGAAAAAGAAAATGGCTGTATAGGCTGTATAAAAACTTGTTAAATAACAGAAATCAGAAAACGTCCGATTATTCAATCAAATACATAGCCGAGTCTGGCAATTCTTATATTCTTTGTGAGTATGGTTTCTGTTTTATATAAAGAAAATTTTTAGATTATGAGGTGAAATATGAGTATTGTATTATTTGCAATGATTGTAGCTGCTATAAAGGCAGGTGTAGCCTATTGGATTTGTTATGGAGTATATTGCACAGTTGCAGTTTTGAAAATGATAATAAATTTAATAGAGAATAATTAACAGTAAAATTCTCTTTCTTTGAAAAAATAGGAGGCAAATATGGAAACAAAAATTAAAAAAGCAATAGAATTTTTAAGAGATAACGGATATTATGTAACAAAAATTCCTGAAAAATTATGTGAAGTTGCAGAAGAATGTTCTGAAACTGGGCATGGTGACTGTATGGAGTGTGGTTGTTTTGTATGTTTGATAGGAAACGATTACTAAGAAAGTTTGTTTCTTTGAAAGAGAGGTGAAAGGATGACACAGGAAGAATTGGTAAATAGATTAGAGAAAGTTGGCATAAAAGGACAATGGATTAATTCAGACAAATATGGTTTCAGTAGAATTTATGAATTTGCGATAAATGAGCAAATCATTCAAATTGAATGGTACGTTAATTATTCTACTGTTATGATTGGCAATGCACATTTTTGGTTTGATAGCATCTTATTACATAGCAGTTATCCAATGCAAGGAGAATGGATCGAGTTTTCTTTTAGAGGAGAACACCCATTGCATATAAAAGTTAAGTAGCAAGAAAACTTCGATTCTTTGGGTTTTAGAAAAGAAAGAATATATGGTTAGATATTTTTGTGATTTATGTGATAAGGAAGTTGATAAATATAATGAATATTCGTTACCGATTGCAGCCACTTTTATAAATGGTGAACTATGTGATTTAATTCAAGTTCATGGGTTTAATTTGTGTAAAGATTGTAGAAGTAGGCTTTACGGAGTCGTTGAAAGTATTGTTCCAAAGCAGAAGATTGAAAAATTAAATAAAAAGGCTTTGGATATAAAAATGGAAAGATGTGATAAGTAACAAGAATCGCACATTTCTTGCGGAATTTTGGAGGTTAAGACAATGACAATTGAACAGATTAAGGACAAATTAAAATCAAAAGAGTATGACTTCCTGAGAACAGATAAGAATTTGGGTAACAATATCATTATCTTAACTCTTGGTGGAAGTCATGCATATGGAACTAATAATGAGGGTAGCGACTTAGACATTCGTGGTTGTGCTTTAAATAGCAAGATGCAGATTCTTACAAACGAGAATTTTGAGCAGTTTGTAAATAATGAAACAGATACAGCTATTTATGCATTTAATAAGTTAGTTGCTTTATTAAGCAATACAAACCCTAACACAATTGAGATGCTTGGAAATAAGCCAGAACATTATTTCTATGTATCTCCTATTGGTCAAGAACTTATTGACAATGCACATTTATTCTTATCAAAAAGAGCTTGTCATTCATTTGGAGGATATGCGAATCAGCAGCTCTATAGATTGAACCAGAAAGCAGCGCATCAGATGCCTCAGTCAGAATTGGAGAAACATATTTTGAAGACACTTGAATTTATGCAGACAGATTTCACAAAGAAATATACACCATATTCAGATGATTCAATAAAGTTATATATTGATAAAGCTGTGCAGGAAGGTTATGACACAGAAATTTTTATGGACGTAAACCTTACTCATTATCCATTGAGAGATTATTGCTCTATGTGGAATGAACTTCAGAACACAGTTCGTCAGTATGGCAAGATTGGTAAAAGAAATGAGAAAGCAATTGAGCATGGTAAGATTGCAAAACATTCAATGCATCTCATTCGACTTTATATGATGTGCTTAGATATTCTTGAAAAAGAGAGAATAATCACATATAGAGAAAATGAGCATGATTTGCTTATGGACATTCGTAATGGTAAGTATTTGGATAGCAACGATCAGCCAATCCCAGAATTCTTTGAAATGGTAAATGATTATGAAAAGAGATTAGATTATGCGAAGAAAAACACAAGTCTTCCTGATAATCCTAATTATAAGGCTATCAATGAATTTGTTGCTAGTGTAAATGAAAGGGTGGTAAAAGGTGAAATCTAATTTGAAGATTGAAATTCCATCTGGTGCAAATGAAATCATCCATAGTCTACAAAATAATGGATATGAGGCTTTCTTAGTCGGAGGTTGTGTGAGAGATAGTATTCTTGGCAGACCAATTCACGATTATGACATTACAACTTCTGCTACACCAGATGAAATGATGGAAGTGTTCAAGAGAAAGAGAATTATTGAAACAGGTTTGCAACATGGAACTATTACCATTGTAATTGACGGTGAGGGATATGAATGTACCACTTACAGAATTGACGGTAATTACTCAGATAGTCGTAGACCTGATAGCGTAACATTTACACGAAGTCTTAAAGAAGATTTAAAGCGTAGAGATTTTACAATCAATGCAATGGCATACAATGATGAAGTTGGACTTGTAGATCCGTTTAATGGCATGGAAGATATTGAGCATTATAAAATCAGATGTGTTGGTAGAGCAGAGGATAGATTTTCAGAAGATGCTTTAAGGATTTTACGTGCTATTCGGTTTGCTTCACAACTGGGATTTGTGGTTGATTCTGACGTAAGTTTGAATATTCATAAAATGTATAAGAATTTAGAGAATATATCTATTGAGAGAATCAACAGTGAGTTCTGTAAGATTGCATTATCGAGAGAGTTTTATATACAGATAGGATTATTCCGTGAAGTATTTTCGTTATTCATTCCTGAAATTAAAGATATGTTTGGCTTTCAACAGAATAATCCATATCACATTTATGATGTATGGAATCATACAGTACATGCAGTACAAGCTTATGAATGTGATTGTGAAGAAGACTTAAATCCAATAGATTTAATTACATCATTAGCGGTGTTCTTTCATGACATAGGAAAACCACATTGTTATCAGGATGGAGAAGATGGTATTAGACATTTCAAAGGTCATGGAAGAGTCAGTGCTGATATGACCAATGAAATAATGAAGCGATTAAGATTTGACAATGATACAAGAGAAAAGGTCGTTGAATTAGTCTATTATCATGATGCTACTTTTGAGGTGGGAAAGAAATATATCAAGAGATGGCTTAATAAAATCGGAGAGGAACAGTTCAGAAGATTACTAAGTGTTCGCAGAGCTGATATTAAAGCACAAGCAGACATGAATCAGGAAACTAGATTGCAAAAGATTGATAACATTGAATACATTTTAGAAGAAGTCTTACAAGACGATGAATGTTTTTCTCTAAAGGATTTAGCAGTCAATGGTAAGGATTTAATTACTATTGGATATAAACCAGGAAAAGAAATTGGTGAGGTATTAAATAATCTGTTGGATTTAGTCATTAGTGGAGAATATAAAAATGAGAAAGAAAAATTATTAGAAATAGCAGAGAGGAGATTACATGGTTAAATTATTCAGTCATACGGATTTAGACGGAATCGGTTGTGGTATTTTAGCACAACTTGCATTTGGTAAAGATAATGTAGAAATTTCATATTGTGATTACGACAATATTGATTCAACTGTAAAGGAATATTTGGAAACAGAACAGGACGACACAATCCCAATTTATATTACCGATATTCGTGTCAATGAAGAAACTGCTGAGTTGCTGAATAAAAGAGGCAATGTTCAGTTATTAGATCATCATCCAACAGCTCTTGGATTAAATAAGTATGATTGGTGTGATGTAGTTATCGAAGATTCCAAAGGAATTAAAACATCGGGAACTATGTTGTTTTATCATTGGTTAGGTATGAATGGTTGTCTGAGTGAAGAGTTAGAGAATAATAAAGCGTTAGAGAGATTTGCTGAACTTGTGAGAGATTATGACACTTGGAGATGGTCAGAACTCGGTAATGAAGGTGTTATTTGTAAGCAGGTAAATGATTTATTATATCTTTACGGTCGAGATGATTTTATTCATTGGTGCATTTCAGAAATCCATGATGAGGTATTCCCAAGATTATATGCCAAAGATGAGGTTATCCTGAAAATTAAGCAGGATGAAATTGATAGATATATTGAAGAGAAGAATGAAACTATGTTTACCAGTCCTATGTGTGGTAAGGTTTGTGGTTTTGTATTTGCAGATAGGTTTGTTAGTGAATTAGGTAATAGACTTTGTAAAATGCATCCTGAAATTGATTTTGTGGCAATGATTGATATTGATGGTTGTACGGTATCTTATAGAACCGTTAAAGAAGATATTGATCTTGGTAAAGATGTAGCAAGTTTATTTGGTGGCGGTGGTCATCCAAAAGCTGCTGGTTCAGAATTTAGTCAGAGTATTAAGTTGAAAGTTATTGAGGAAGTCTTTGAATAGTGATGTGAGAATATGAAAATTATTGTAGATAAAATGCCAAATGAACCAAAAGAATGTATCTTTTCTGAATGTACAAATCAGTTGCGTGGTAATTATGTATGTAATTTATACAAAGGAAGAGGATGTGAACCTAATAGATGTGATTTTTTAAAGTCGATTGTAGATTATCATGCGGTTGAACATATGGGTGATAATGTGGTAAAGATGATTCCGATAAAGTGAGGTAAGATGAATGGTAAATAAATATAATTTATGCGATAAAGTAAGGACAAAAATTCATTATGAAAATGATAATAGAAAAGAAGTAGATGCCTTCATTCGTGGTATAGAACTCGTAGATGAAACAGACGAAATTAGATATAAAATTTGGTTTGAATCAGATAAGTTTGATAAAAAATTAGGTAGCACAGGTTGTATAGGATATATAAGCCAAGAAGACATTATAGGACTTTGTTCTGAAATCAAATAAATAGAGAATAATCTAATATAGAAGTAATTCTATTCATGGCTGATCAGCCAAATTAAGTGAGGTGATAAAGTGAAGAAATATTGGGAAACAGGTGAAAAGAATGACTTTGGTAAGGAATGTTATAAATTACATTTTAGTCAATTTTATGAAGAAGATGATGAAAATGTAGTAGCTGGTTTTGTCCAAGATGAGACAGACGAAAACAGATTTATATATGTATCAAAAGAACTAAATGTTGAATATGATACATTATTTGCAGACAGTATAGAAGATGCAAAGCATCAAATCGAAGACATGCTAATAGATCATTGGAATGACAAGATTGATTATTTAGAAAATCGAATTAAATCATTTCAAGGCGAAGAATAATTATATATAGAAATTTCTATCTTGGCGATTCAGCCAAATTTTTCAAGCAAAGTGAGGTAAGATAATGATTTATTGTGAAAATATTTATTGCCATAGAAGTAGTGTTTTTGATAATTTACAAAACATTGATAAGTCTCATTACAATAAAGATATTTGGGCTTTTGCATACAAGGAAGACGAAAGAGCATTAAATCTTATGTGTAAGCCTGTAAAGGGTAGAATTAAAGAAGATAATTATTTCTATGAATATAAAGCAAATGGTAAAGATTTGAAAAAGAATGGTGTAACTATATATGCAAGATTCTTCGCTGATACATACGAGGAAGCTGTAGAAGGATTTAACAAATTGGTTAAAACCAGAATTGAGTCTCTAAAAGATGAGATTTCAAAGCTTGAAGATATGCTGATTAATGAAAATTAGTAAGAATATTTCTTAGCTTGGACATTCGTTCAAGTATTTCCAAAAACAAAAATAAAAGTAATGAAATATTTTTTTCATTCGATTAGGCAGACGTGCCTATTTTCGAGTGATTTTTACAACAAAATAATCAAAAAGAAAGGAATTAAACAGTAACTCCTAGGTAATTATGGTTACGTAACCTCTGTAAAATAGTGTATTTTGACAGAGAATAAAGAAAAAAATAATTCTCAAGGGCTACGAGTATTAAGTTTATTTGATGGAATCTCTTGTGGAAGAGTTGCATTAGATAGAATCAATATTCCAGTCAGTGAGTATAACGCATTTGAAATTGAAGAGAATGCAATCAAAATCAGTAGATATAATTATCCTGATATCAAAAGATACGGTGACGTATTTTCTACCGACTTTAAGGGTTTTAATGGAGTCGATCTATTAATGGGTGGTTCACCTTGCCAGTTCTGGTCGAAAGCCAAGTGCAGTAAAACAGCAAAATTGAAGAGAGAAATTGATACAGAAGGTGAAGGTTGGAAACTGTTTCAGAAATTTGTGGAAGCAAAGAATAACACAAGTCCAAAATATTTCCTATATGAAAACAATTATGGAATGGCTGACGAGATTCAAGACGCTATTAGTGAGGAATTGGGTGTACAACCAATTATGATTGATAGTCAGCTATTATCAGCTCAGAGAAGAAAACGTCTGTATTGGACGGACATACCAAATATCACACTTCCTGATGATAAAGGATTATTAGTGAAAAATGTTATCTGTGATGATCCAGATTTAGTCAAATACTTTGATGACAGAATCAGGAACACAATGATTAAGTGTGAGAATTACATAAAATATGATCTTGGTGGCAAAGGTCATTATTCGCAGCAGGACAGGCTGTACTTTTTAAATAAGAAAGCTCCAACAGTACCACGTTGTAGAACAGAAACAAAATTCAATGTTTGGCTTGGTGGAGAAAAATATAAGAAAACATGCCCCTTAGAAATTGAACGACTTCAGACACTTCCAGACAATTATACGGAGTTTGGAATGGATGAGAGTGGCAATGTAAAAGCAATGCCTAAGACAAGAAGGTTTGAAGCAATTGGTAACGGATGGACTGTCGATGTTATAGCACATATTTTGAGTTTTATGAAGCGTAATGGAGAATAACATAAAAGGAAGGAGTAAGAGGTTTGGTATACCGAAAACGCAGCGTTTACTCCTGATACATAATGGTAATAAATAGAATCTGGCAAATGCCAAATAGTAATACATTTTCAATTAAGCCAATTAAGGAATTGATTGAGAAATATGCAACTGGTAAGATTATTGATCCGTTTGCTAATAGCAATAAATTAGCAACAGTTACAAATGATTTAGATACACAGTATGACACAGATTATCATATGGATGCATTGGATTTCTTGAAGATATTCGATGATAACTCAGTAGATACAGTGTTGTACGATCCACCATACTCGCCACGACAGGTAAGCGAATGTTACAAAAATCTTGGACAGACAGTAAATATGCAGACAACACAAGCTTCATATTGGTCTAAGCAGAAGAAACAGATAGGAAGAATCGTAAAGAAAGATGGTATTGTAATTACTTGTAGCTGGAATAGTGGTGGTATTGGTAAGAAGTATGGCTTTGAAATTCAGGAAATTCTACTTGTTCCTCATGGCGGTTGGCATAATGACACAATTGTTGTGGTTGAGAAGAAAATTGAGTAGAGAATAATAGAATATGAAGTTCCAAATAAAGCGGAATTTCTTCTGAAAAATTTAGGAGGTGTGTAGATGAATTTATATAATTTGTGGAAGAAAATTATTAAACAGCCAATTTACATTCTTAACCATACAAAAGCAGTTGTATTTATAGATGATAAGGAATATGAAATTACAGGTATTCGATATAAAAATGGTAAATGGTTAGGCTTAGAAGCAGATAACCACGTATGGCACAACAGAGACGATTATCCAGAAGAGAGAAAATGGATAATTGTAAAAGATAAAAATGGAACAGAACACAAATATCATCAGTGGATGGGACACACATATTATGAATTTATATTTGATGCAGATGGGTGTGATGGATATAGAAGTGACGTGGATATTGCAAGTTGGCGATACGATTATTCAGATAAGGAGAATAATATGGCAGGATTTGTATCAAAGCAACAAAATGGATTATATTGTAGATTTTCTACTGTCACAGATTGCCCTACAGCATGGAATATGACGAGAGAAGATTATATCAATATGAAAATGCAGGAAGCAAAAGAAGACGCTGAAAATGTGTTGGATAATTATTTGAAGCCGTTTGACATGGTAATGGATATGTATTATCCAAACAATATGACAAAAGAGGAATTTGATAAATTCCTTGAAGAAACTGGATATAGCAAAGGAGAATAAACAATATGAAGAACTGTGTAATTTTAGAAATGGAAAACAGCAATGATTTTGAGAATGCTATGAATGATTATTTGGATGATGGATACAAAGTAGAATCTAGTTCATGCAATAGTAGATACTATAAAGCAATTCTTGTGTTAAAGGAGGATGAATAAACCATATGAAGAAGAAAATTTTAGCAGTTGTATTAGGATTAACATTGTGTTTTGGAATGACTGGATGTGGTACTAGCGGAGGTAATAAAAATTATGATAGTCATTCAAAACTCATTTCGATAGAAGGTGAAAATGATTTGTATTATTATTCTACAACTCATGTCGTTTATATAGTATTTAATGAAGTTGTATATCAAGTTGGATATCAAGCTGGATATGGTTATATGTCACCATATTATTCAGAAAATGGTAAGTTATGTACCTATGATACTAATACAAAACAGATAGTTGAAATTGGAGAATAGAACGAAGTAAACCGAAGTTTCCTTGGAAGTTAGGAGGTAGAAATGGAGTTAATTTTACATGGTTGGCTTGGGTATGACGAAGAGAATAATTTAGGAATTTCGCAGAAAAGAGTTGAAGAATCCTACAGTTGGCAATATTTAAGTCTTGCAGAAGAAATTATGGACTATTTTAATTATATGAAAGTTGATGAAGGACTTGGAAGAAAGATTACAACAATTGAAAATGCGAATTTAAGATGTTGGTTTTCAGATGAAGTGTGTACATTAGAAGAAGCACAGATGAATTTTGAGAGCTATATGGTAACTGGCAATTTATTAACTCAAGGACATTATGTAGGGTATTCAGAATGGACTATTACTGGATTTAATATTGATAACTTGATTATTGGTGGTCATGATTTAGAAACAGAACTAAAGGAGCATATTGGTCAGTATATACATTTCATATTAACTGATTAAGAGAATAATACATTGAAAGGAGCATGAGATTTGCTGCAGCATTAAATCTGGATTTGCTCTGAGTAAGAAATGTTAGAGATTAACAAAATATACAACGAAGATTGTCTTGAAGGTATGAAAAAGATTGATAATAAATCAATAGATTTTATCTTCACGGATCTGCCATTTTCAACAACCCAGAATTCATGGGATGTGTTAATTCCATTCGAGCCGTTATGGGAACAATACGAGAGAATCGTCAAAGATAATGGCTGCATTGCATTATGGGCACAGTCACCATTTGATAAGAGACTCGCTTGTAGTAATGAAAAACTATATCGCTATGAATGGGTTATCGAAAAGACCAAAGCAACTGGTCATCTAAACGCAAAGAAAATGCCGATGAAGGCTCATGAAAATGTCTTGATTTTCTATAAGAAACTCCCTACTTACAATCCACAAATGACAGAAGGACATACACCTGTTCATTCTTATACAAAACATACAACAGATGGCAACTGTTATGGTGCTACAAAAACTGGTATTTCAGGTGGTGGTAGTACACAAAGATATCCAAGAGATGTTCTGCAGTTTAAGTGGGATACTCAGAAAAGTAGCTTGCATCAGTGCCAAAAACCTGTTGAAGCATGTGAGTATTTTATCAAGACCTACACCAATCCAGGAGATTTAGTTCTTGATTCATGTGCAGGAAGTTGTACAACTGCAGTTGCAGCTTTAAATACAGATAGAAATTACATATGTTTTGAGAAGGACAAGGATATTTTTGAGGTTGGAAGTGAGAGAGTGAGAGAATACATAAATGAGTAAATGCGGTAATAATGACTGCCAATGGCATAAATATTGCGAAAGCGGTTTAATGTGGTATGACGAAGACATTACTGAATGTCGTCATTGGATTAAGCCTAAACCGACTAAGATGAAAAGTATTAAAGTAGCTGAATCTAATTATGATAAAGCAATTAAAGTATTAAAGAGGAACAAAATAGAGTTCAAATAAAATGAAAGGAGATGAGGTTCGTGTACACAAGAAGAAATTTCTTACTCCAAGTAATTAAATATGATAGAAATTAACAAATTATATAGTGGCGACTGTATGAAATATATGTCACAGATTGAAGATGATAGGGTTAATTTAACTCTCACAGATATTCCATATGGAGAAGTAAATAGAGACAGTAATGGCTTAAGAAAACTTGATAAAGAAAATGCTGATATTATGACATTTGATTTACAAGAGTTCTTAACAGAGTTATACAGAATAACATCAAGTACAATTATTATTTTTTGTGGCAAGGAACAATTATCAGAAATACATAAATTTTTCTCTGATAAGCAGAAAAAGAACAAAGGAACTGTAAGACAATTAATCTGGAAGAAAACAAATCCGAGTCCTATGAATGGTCAACATATCTATTTATCAGGGATTGAAAATGCTGTTTGGTTTAAGAAACGTGGTGGTACATTTAACGCTCGTTGTAAAAATACAGTATTTGAATATCCTTGTGGTCGAAGTAAGCTACATCCAACAGAGAAAAATCATGATTTAATCAAAGAGTTGATCCTCGATAATAGCAATGAAGGGGATATTGTATTTGATCCGTGTGCAGGTAGTGGCTCACACTTACTTGTTGCAAGAGAGAACAATAGAAAGTGGCTTGGAATGGAATTAACAGATACATATTTTGAGATTGCAAACGAAAGAATGAAGTAAAACTAGCAAGAAATTTTGGTTTCTTGGCTTGTCACGAAAATCATACAATATTTAGGACAAAGGTGATTGATTATGAGAATTGAAGAAAGAGAGTATATTGAACCAGAATCCATAAATGAAGAAATTATAAATGCTATAAATACAGTTAAAGAGTATTGTAGAACACATGAAGAATACGAAGATTGTAGAAGATGTGTTCTTGGAGACGGTATTCATAATTGTGGATGTAGCAGTCCTTATTTATGGGACATTAGAAAGAAGTAACAAGAGAATATAACAACGTAATTACAATTAAGGAAAGGAAAATATAGTCTCATGAGTTAAAGGTGCGCACCACTATCGGTAAGAGACTATTAAAGTATTAGAGTTATTTGCTGGTACACGTTCAATTGGCAAAGCTTTTGAAGCAAGAGGTCATGAAGTGTATAGCGTAGAATGGAATAAAGATTTTGAAAACATTGATTTATATGCAGATATTAGTCAAGTAACTGCACAAGATATTTTAGAAAAGTTTGGTCATCCCGATGTTATTTGGGCATCGCCTGACTGTACAACCTTCAGTATTGCTGCAATAAGTCATCATAGAAGAAAGAATCCTGAGACGGGTAATCTTGATCCAATTAGTGATTATGCAAAATTCTGTGATGCAACTGATCAGCATGTCGTTTCTTTAATCAAAGAATTAAACCCAACTTATTATTTTATTGAAAATCCTCGTGGTGGTATGAGGAAGATGTCTTGGATGCAAGATTTACCAAGATACACAGTTACATATTGCAAGTATGGTGATACAAGAATGAAACCAACTGACATTTGGACAAATCATCCAAATCCAAAATTTCTACCCATGTGTAAGAATGGAGATCCGTGTCATGTATCAGCTCCAAAAGAGGTAGTAGAACCGGCACACAAGGATTAAAAGGGGCAAAAGAAAGAAGTGTAATACCACAGAAATTGTGTGAACACATTGTAGATATTTGCGAAGAAGGACTTGCTGAAAATAATTTACATGATAAGTGTAAGTCGTGCGATAACAAGTGGTCTTCATTTGAATGTGATATGTGTGAAAATTTCGATATGTATGAGAACAAAAAAGAGAATAATGAGGTGTAACTGGTAATTTGTAAAAATCTCAACCTCTGAAATGCCCTAAAATCAAGGCTTTCAGAAGTTGAAAAAGCCAAGTAAAACCACGTTTCATTCGAGGAGGTGATTGAGTGGATACATCATGTGAGACTTGTAAATGTAATACCTGTAAGATGAATGAAAATGGTGGCATTTATGGTGGATGCTTTGACTGTGAAGATTGCAAAGAACAAGATTTATACTGTGAAGATTGTTCAATGTATGAATATGACAAATACAGACTGAGTAATTAGGAGAATAACAATTTGAAAAACACACTATTAGATGTAGCTCAGAATTTTGATAAGATGAGTGATTCAGAAAAAGCAGAAGTAAACGATAATGTCAGAAAGCAATTTGACAACATTATTTATGGTAATCCTCCGAAGACTGAGCGAGAAAAAGAAATTGATAAACTTGCAAGAGAAGAATTAGAAGAGTACAGACGAAAGAAGAAAGCTTTTTATGACAATCCTATCCATTGGGATAACAATAAGCGTAGAAGATATGGACTTCCTGTATTAAGAGGTAGCGTTAATAAATGCCGTTTGAAAGAATATCCAGGATTTCATCCATCTGTACGATTCTTTTGTATGATGGAAGATTTATTTGATGAGATATTGATTACAACTATGGAGGATAATCTAAATTCTTTTGTAGAAGTAAAAGATATAGCGGTTGGCGATGCAAATGTATTTATAGTAGGCGAATAGGAGAATAACAATGAGTAAATCATTAGAATTTGTAAAAGAACGAATTGCATCAGGTCAGTGCAATGGCATGGAGAATAATAAATATAAATCCATGATTGAACAAGATATACGAGAGTTATTTGGTATTGTTAAATACACTAAAGACGGAACAATTTTAGCAGATGTTCCTTATCTTAAAGGTGACAAGCCATATTTAAATGTAATTATTAAGCGTGATCCAGATGCAGATTTTGAATATTTCATAATGCAGCGTTGTAATTGTGATGGAACGTTTGGATTCTTCCAAGACTTAATGAATGAATGTATAAATAAAATGCTCAATCTCAAGACTTGTAATGTCAATAAAAAGATACCAAAAGACTTAACTGGATATTCGATTATTTATACAGTTGGAGATTTTGTATTAGCGGAAGAGTTTGGAGATGAATTTGTAACTAAAGAAAAGCCTTGGATGCAAAGTAGATTCACAGTTATGTTGCCAATTAAGTTTGATGTAGTGAAGAATGGAGAATAACAATATGAGAGTATATGAATTACGACAGTATGATGTAATTTCCTATTATCCTCCACAACCACACAAACAAGAATACAAACTTGGAGAACACATTTCAATTAACGAATTAGCAGAAACAATGTTTGGTTCACCTGCTTTAAAGTTAGATAGAGATAAAAATGAGGATAAGATATTTCGAGTTATAGAAATAGAATATGTGAAATTTCCGTGGTGGAAGTTTTGGAAGAGAAGAAAATATGTTGAAGAATATCATTTAGAAGTAATGTAAGGGAGACAAATTAAATTATGAACAAGAGACAGAGAAAGAAATTGTTTAAACAAACACTTATTAAGGTTAGAAAACTGCATCCACAGAAGGGTGATGTGATTTGTTTACAATTTGATCCAGAACAACTTTATGTAGATGTAATAGTTGAGTTTGAAAGGGCATGTCTTGATAATCAGATATTTGGTGAAGCAAATATTGCTATTGTTCCGTCAAATATTAAAAAATTATATAAAGAAGAAGCTCAAATATATATTGATAAGTTGCAGAGTATTGTAGATCAGATAGGAGAATAAGAGTATGATTTTATTTATTTTAATAGCCATTGGAATAGCTTTATATACTATTTTTGCAAATGGTTGGTTAATTGATAGTATCAAAAATATTGAAGAAACAAATAAAGAAGTCAAAGAGAATATAGAATATGGGAGAACGAACTATGACACATTTTCTTTTAGAAAATATGATGAACATGATTATGAAAGCGTTCCAAAAATTTTTTTTCAGTGGTTCATGTTGAATATTTCATTTAATGTAATTAATTTCATAATTGTCTTCATAATATCTACGATTGTTGTTCTATGTTGTCCTAAAGCAGAATCTTATTATACATTCAATATTAATTCATTAAAAGACAATTTAGTTACAAGTGGAGAAATTCATGGTGGTGCTTTTTGTGTGAGAGGGACTATTGACGGAGAGATTAGTTATTTTTTTTCAAGAACAACAGATAAGGGAGAAACTATTGGGCATATACCAGCGAATAAATCTTACATAAAATATGACGATAATAAAAAGCCTTGTATTGAAGTTCATCAGAAAAATCATAAGATACCAGAAATTGTAGAAAGGCTATTATTTACAAAATGGTGCAATGGTAAGAGTGTAGATTATTATGTAATTATTGCTCCTAATGGGACAATATCAACAACTGGAACATATGAGATAGATATGGAATGACAGTAAAGAAGCATTTCTTTAGGAAAGGAGAACAATAAATGGAAACATTTTCAATAGTAGATAAGATAAATGTGGATAAGTTGAATACAAAAGTTGCAGAGTTTGTATATAGGGAAGGGCATGAGCCATATATATTTGCAAATAAAGAGACACTTGAAGAGTTGGTTAAACCAATTGAACAGGAATTAAATTTTATTACTTCTCCAACTGGAAATACAAGAATATATGTAGGTAAAAGTTGTCTTGTTGGTAAATATCATGGCAACAAAATGTATGAAGATGACAGATTAAAATTCGGTGAGATTGAGCTGAGATAAGAGAGAATATATAGGTGACAATAAATTATAAGGAGATATGTTTTATGAGTAAGAAACAGCAATTTAAGGGTTTGAAATTTAATTATTTCATAAATGGAAAAAGATTAAAAAGTAAATATAAGACAATTGAGGATTTCTTAGATACAGAATTTCCGAAGAATAACAATCCATTGTCGCCTACTCTTGATACAGAGATTACAGGAATTAAACGAAATGGTAATACTATTTCTATTTCCAATAAAATTCATACAGTAAGAGATTTGATTGATATATTAAGTAAGAAAAATGCAGAAAATGTTTTTATTTCAAATAGAGATATTAGGTTACACGAGTTTAAACCAAAACATGACAATCTTATCAGAAAATCCACGTATTCCATAGAAGAGGTACACGATAAGGTTAAGCATGTTTTATTCGAGAAAGATAAAAGAATTGCAAAAGTTGATTTCGATGGAGATCTGATTAAGGGTAATAGTCAGAGATACCAAACATTTTTTACCAAAGGTTGCAAATGTGCAGTTTGTGGGATTGAAGGAAAATATTTTGCAAAAGAAAAATTTGTAGACCAATCAACATATCATCTGAATTTGTATGCAGTTGATGATAATGGTGATGAAATTTTAATGACAAAAGATCATATTATGCCACATTCAAAAGGTGGTATTGATGATATTAGTAACTATCAAACAATGTGTAAGATTTGTAATGAAGCAAAAGGCAACAAATTAGAAGATTAAAAAGAAAGGAAAAATAGAAAAGTTCCTATAGGATAAAGTGCGCACTACTTACTAAGGTAAGAGGAACTTATGTATTGTGCTTATATCACAACATTAAAAGGATTAAGAAAACATAGCAACGCTGATAGATTACAGTGTGTAGAAGTATTTGGACAGAATGTAATTGTAGATTTGAGTTATCAGGAAGGACAGAAAGTAGTCTTCTTCCCATCTGACGGTCAGTTATCACTTGAGTATGCAACAGACAACAACCTTGTAAGAAAGAAAGATGAGAATGGAAACAACATTGGTGGTTATATGGATGCTGAGAAGAGAAATGTAACCGCTATTAGACTTAGAGGTGAGAAGTCAGAAGGACTTATATTACCTGTTGAGACGCTTTCTAAGTATACAGATATTTCAAAATTAAAAGATGGCGATCAGATTACAGTCCTTGGTGGTCATGAGATTTGTCAGAAATATATTCCAAGAGGAAAGAATCGTTCAAGAGGTAATGGAAATAGTTCAAATAAGAAGAACAAGTTTCAGAAAGAAACAGTATCATATCCATTTTTTGAGGAGCATAAAGATACAGCACAGCTTGCATATAATATGTCAGCATTTAAGCCAGGAGATACAATTTATATTACTCGTAAGCTCCACGGAACATCAGCTCGTACTATGAAGACTGTTAAGATTACAAAAAAGAATAATAAGCTGAGAAAATTCTTACATATGCAGCCAAAGGTTACAAGAGAAGTTTCTGTTGTATCTGGTAGTAGAAGAGTTGTATTAAAGGATATGACAAAGAATGATGGATATTATTCTGATAATGGATTTAGAAAAAAGTACCACGATTTATTAAAAGACAAGCTTCCTGAAGGTGCTGAAATTTTCTATGAAATTGTCGGATATGTAAATGAAACAACACCAATTATGGGTTCAGTATCTAATAAGGGAGTTAAAGAAAAAGAATTTACAAAGAAATTTGGCGACACTACAACATTCTCATATGGTTGTGAGCCAGGCGAAAATGAGATGTATGTGTATCGAATGACAATGACAACAGCAGACGGAACAGTTGTTGAAGTGCCTTGGGAAACTGTAGAGGTATGGTGTGACAAGTTAGGTGTTAAGCATGTACCTGATTTAGAGAAGTTTATTTTTACTACACCAGAAGATTTGAAAAAAAGAGTAAATAAATATCTTGATGGTATGCCAGCAGATGAAATTGGCAAGACACATATTGCTGAAGGTGTGGTTGTTCGTATTGATAACAGAGCGACATTTACAGCTTATAAGGATAAAGTATTTGAATTTAAGGTAATAGAATCGATCATTAAAGATACGTCTGATGTGCCAGATATGGAAGAAGCAGAGGAAGTTTTAGAGGAGACTTTAAATGAATAAACCTACACTATGGATCATGTGTGGTCTGTCTGGTAGTGGCAAATCAACCATTGCCACTCAGATTGCCAATGAGAACCCAAATACAATAATTGTATCATCAGATGCAATTCGTGAAGAATTGACAGGTAATTACGAAGACCAAGAACATAATGAAGAAGTGTTTAAAATTTTTCACAATAGAATTCGCAAGAATTTAGAGAATAAAAAGAATGTAATTGCAGACGCAACTAACCTGACTATGAAATCGCGCAGAGCAATTTTGATGAAAGTAAATGGTCTTGAAGTACATAAGGTTTGTGTAATTATTCCAAAGCCATTTGAACAGTGTAAAGAAGATAATTTACATAGAGAACACCCTGTACCTGATTTCGTGTTGGATAAGCAGATTAGAAAATTTCAGATTCCATTTTATGAGGAAGGCTGGGATTTGATTAAAAGACATAAATTTTTTACAGAAAACACAATGTATGTAAGTGATTTGTTTTCAAAAACAGGAAACTTTGACCAAAAGAATCCACATCATACTATGAATTTGTATGAACACAGTTATATGACATATGACTTATTTTATTATAAAGAATATCCAATAAGTTTTCAGATAGGTGCGATGCTTCATGATATTGGCAAATTGTATTGTCAGACATTTGATGAATCTGGTATCGCTCATTACTATGGTCATGATTCAATTGGGAGTTACATTGCTTTAACCAGTCTGAATAAAATCCATCATTATGACATTCTTGATGCATGTTTCCTTATCAATTACCATATGATGCCTTTTAATTGGGATACTGATAAAGCAAAGCAGCGATGGAAAGAAAGATTTGGAGAATATAAATATAAGATGCTTTTAGATTTTAATAAATGCGATAGAGCGAGGTAAGAAGATGAATTATTTTATATCAGATTTACATTTTGGACATAAAAATTGTCTATCTTTTGATAATCGACCTTTTAAATCAATCGAAGAGAATGACGAGACGATTATTAAAAATTGGAATAACACAGTAAAAATTGATGATGATGTATACTTGCTTGGAGATATTAGTTGGTATGATGCTAATAAGACTATTGATATTTTTTCAAGATTAAATGGCAGACTCCATTTAATTAAAGGAAATCATGACGGTAAATTATTAAAAAATAAATCTGTAAGAGGTTTATTTATTGAGATATGTGATTATAGAGAATTATATATTGATAATAAAACAGCCATTGTATTATCACATTATCCTATTAATTGTTATAAAAATCATAATCATGGATGGTATCATTTATATGGTCATGTACATAACAGTAAAGAGTGGGAGCTTGTAATGGAAATGGGAGATAAGGTAAAAACTTTATTTCCAGAAGCATCATATAATATGTATAATGTGGGCTGTATGATGGATTATATTGGATATATTCCTAGAACATTAGATGAAATTATTAACGCTAACAAATAAGGAAGTTTCATTATGAATTTACTTGACAAATATAGCTGTATATTTTGCAAATACAGAAAATTAAATAAAAATCATGATTATGCTTGTATGGACAGTTTGGAAAAAGATGAATCTGGTTATCCAATTGGTAAATGTAATTCATTATCAAATATATACTATGGTAAAATCGTTAAACTTTTTCCATTCAAGCAAATTGATTATTGGCGTACTGAGAGAGCATATAAAAAAGAAGAAAAATATAATGAAGCAATGGATAAGAAATATGGAGATTGTTGTATAGAAACAGATGATTGGAAGTTTATTTGGGGAATAATAAGCTGGGATGATTTATCTGGTTACGAAGCCAATATGTATACCATGAATGATATAGATATTACATATGACAAGCAGAAAAAAGAATATATGCTTGGAGTAGAAACAGCATATATGTTTGAAACATATGCTTCAGCGTGTAATTATCTAAGAACATGTTTGGATGCATTTTCAAAATATATGGACACTAATGGATTAGATAAGAACAAGCAGTATAGTTTATTCATGAGCAATCCTTGTACAAGTATGGTAGCTGATTCGATTGAAGAATTATATACCAATTTTAAAATTTTTGTTGATGGATTTTGCAGCCAGAATACCACAGAAAATAAAAAGAATGGAGAATAAATATGTGTAATCGTTGTGATTATGATTCACCAGACAATCAAATATATATTGATCCATTAACGAATGAATATTACTTGGATATTGAAACATCTGAATGGGATGAGTATGATGACGGATTTGTTCATCAGAAAGAATACATTGCGTATTGTCCTTGGTGTGGCAGGAAATTAGGAGAATAAAGAAATGAAAATAGAATTAATCAATTCAATGATACTCATTCGTACAAGTACAAGTTATTTACACATTGTTGTGATGAAATTCAGAATGATAAAGCAATTATATTTACAGGTGAAGATTTGGTTCATAGCGATGATTGTTGGGGTGACGAAAGATACATTCCAAGATTCTGCACTTCACATACAGAAGTCATTACATCGTATGAAGATGAATGGGAACAAACAGACAATTATCCAATCCAGTTTTGTCCTCATTGCGGCGAAAAGATTGAAATTTCTGTTGTAGATGAGATTGATATGTCGGATAAATATGAAGAATTAACTAAGCAGCGTGATGAATTATGGAAGAGGTGTCAGAGAACAGATAGTAAAAAGGAAGAACATGAGCTGAGAAAACAGGTTAGAAAGCTTGATAATCAGATTAACGGTCTTTATTTGTTAGATGAGTGGAAAGGAGATTGTTTATGAGAGACGAAGAAACAAGATTGTTATTTAAGGCATTGAGTCAGATTTTAGCCAATCAGGATGACATTAAGAAACACTTGGGACTTAATAAACTTGATTCAGAATATGGTTGGAATGACGAAGATACGATGAAATTGTCAAGAAAGTGTTCAGAAACAGCGGATGATTTCGAACATAATGATAATGATTCTAGTAACTATTGGTAAAGAAATTCAGGTTTCTTTTGGTTATAAAGAGAGAATATTAAAGCGAGGTGAACGATTAATGTCTTTAGTATATAAAAATGACACATACAGCTATAATGGCAAATATGAAATGGGTTCATTAAATAAGTTTGCACAAGCAGAAAGAAGATTGTCTGCAAAGAAACTTGCGTTGGATGATATGAAGAACGAATATGATCTTATTGAACAACAGGCATTTCGCACTTATAAAGAGAACATTCAGTATATGCTGCTTGATCAACCTTCTACGATTAAAACGTGTAGAGAATGGTTAAATATGTTATCAAAGAATCAGGATGCAGATGGTAACAAGCTTGATAAGAGAAAGAAGTATAAAGAAAAGGAAGTGTATGATTGGTATATTGATTATATTAAAAAGCTTCTTGATATTGAGTATATGAACAATGTTAAATTTATTGATTTTAATTTTGGTCAAGCTACTAATATTCAGTTTGAATATAAAGAGCATAATTGGTATTTAGAAATTCCTCATATTAAAGCTATCAAATTAGATGCATATAAAAATTATGGTGGCAGTGTATTTAAACTTGCGTTAGTACACAATGATACAGAATATAGTTGTAGTTGGTCGCAGTTTGGTTCTACATATGAGGAAGATGAATTAAGAGATATTATGGCACAAGGTATTGAGAAATATTGCAGTTAGTTATTTCACAAGAAAGCAACATATCCTTGGATTTTGAGAGAATAATACATTGGAGGTGAAAACATATGAGAAAATGTAAAGGAAAAGTAAATATTTACACAAATGGAATGCAGCAAGAACAGACTTTTGATCTTGGATATTTCCATGAGTGGGGATGTAATTATGAAGAATTTGAAACTGGTGCAGGAAACTATTCGGTAGCCATTGTGGAATTACCAGATGGGAAAATTATCACTCCATCACCAAATGATATTGAATTTATTGATAAGATTGTGAGTGAAGAATAATATATTGGGGGTAAATTATGTATCAGAATTGTTGTAAGAAATGTGGAAGTATTTCACTACATACAGAAGCAAAAGGTAATAATACAGGACTTTATTGTGATGATTGCGGATCTTTTCAGAAATGGCTTGGAAAAGATGAACTGAGAGCCTTTGAATATGCGAATAAATCAAGAGGTTTGAGGGCAACTGCGAAACTATATGATGAAGCGTTTGGCAATAATGAAGTAATTGAAAGACTTAACAGGTTTATAGATGGCATTGATGAAGCTATTGATAGTGTATACGATAACCCAACGGCAGAGCATGACAAGCTTATTTATAATAACGCATATGCTTTTGCTTTAGAAAAATGTAAAGTATGTGTCCAGAATATCATTGAAGGTAGAGAGTTTAATGATTCAGGAGAGTCGCAGTAAACCAATCTTTCATTGGAAAATTTTTAATCATATCTAAGCCATTCGGCTATGGGAATCCCAGTAAATAAGAGAATAAAATATCAGAAAGGTGGTGAAAAGTAGTGCATCCAAGTGATTTTTTTTGAAAATTGCTCATTGAGGACTGGAATTGATACATTTGAAATTTTTGATGAAGATTTGAAACAAAAATTAAAAAGTATTCATCCTAAAAATTTCTTAAAAACAAAAATTACCCTACCAGTTTATAAGATAAATCTATCTTATGTGACAGAAAAAGGAAATTACAAGACAGTTGATAGATATACTGTAATGGATTCGGAGTTAGATGATGAGTATGTAGATTTTTGGATAGATATGTTTATTCAGGATTATAACAAAGATAATCCAAATCATAAAATGACAAAATGCGAAGTCAACAGTATTGAACGAATCTGCGAGGCTGTGCTACCACTTGGTTAGCTTTTCACCATATGTATTTAATGCCTTTGATTAGCAAAGGTTGTCACAATGATTCATAAAACGGATCATTGGTTTATATGAATCGAAAAAGTAATGTGATAGTGACGTAAAAAGACACTCACTAAGTATGGCTTTACCTCATTGAAATGAAATTAATTTCAGTGAGGAAAGTACATATTGGTACAGAAAGCTAATACAATTGAAGAATTATTACAGGATTGTCCTGTAAACTCAATAATAGGAGACAATTTAATAAGAGCGTGGTCAAAAATTAACAGCCACAAATATTTATATATACTATGTTCTATTTCAGGTGGATCAGATAGTGATGATATGTTGGATATTGTTTATAGATGCGATAAAAGCAATAAAGTGAAGTATGTCTGGTTTGATACTGGATTAGAATATTCTGCAACAAAAGAGCATCTCAAATATTTAGAAAATAAATATGATATAACAATTGATTCATATAAAGCAATTAAGCCAATTCCACTATCGTGTAAACGATATGGACAACCATTTCTATCTAAGCAAGTCAGTGAATTTATCCAAAGATTACAAAAACATAACTTCCAATGGGAAGACGAGGATTTTGATACGCTATATAAGAAGTATCCGAAGTGCAAATCTGCATTGGAATGGTGGTGTGGAATAAAAGGTAATGGTAGTCAATTTAATATCACTCATAATAAATGGCTAAAAGAATTTATGATTGAAAACCCACCAACATTTAAAATTTCTAACAAATGCTGTCAATATGCGAAGAAAGATGTCTCACATAAGCTTTTAAGAGAAGGTGTATATGGCGATGGAAAAATACCATTTGACCTAAATATTGTAGGTGTAAGAAAAGCCGAAGGTGGAGCAAGAGCAACTGCATATAAAAGTTGTTTTGATGAAAATGATTCTGGTTGTGATAATTATAGACCTTTATTTTGGTATAAAGACTCAGACAAAATAGACTATGAAAATTCTTATGACATTGAGCACAGTAAGTGTTATACAGAATATGGACTGAAAAGAACTGGTTGTGCAGGTTGCCCATTTGGTAGAGATTTTGAATACGAATTAGAAGTAATTCAAAAGTATGAACCGAAACTTTATAAGGCTGTTAATAATATTTTTGGAGATTCTTACGAATATACAAGGAAGTATCGTGAATTTGTAAAGAATATGAATAAAAAGTAGAGAATAACAAATTGAGAGGTTACGAAAGCCTTGAAAAATAAGGCTTTTAAAACCTCAAAAGTCGAAGGAAATTTTTCTTTCTTGTGAAGATTTTGAAACGGAGGTAAAAATGAAAAGAGGAGATATTTTAGAACTTATTAAGGATACAACATTTTATAAAAAAGGTAAGAAGGCTTATTTTATTGGTAGGTCAAATACTAATCCTAATAATATCGAAATTGTTTGGGTTGGTGAAGAACAAGCTTATAAAGATGGCGATATAGATGAATTTCCAGCTAGATTATTTTTAAATAGTGGAGAATAACACTATGAAAGGTAAATATAGAGGTTGTGACATAGAAGTAGAACGATGTGGTGCAGAGTTCTTAACCTTTGCAGTATTCGATGATGGATATGAAGTGACAAGTGGATTTTCTGAAAACAACGACACTGTAAGAGATTATTATAGCTATATGAAAAGTGTAGTAGATGACTATAAAGAACATCCAGAAGATTATGAATAGGAGGATAACTATATGGATAATTTAACACACAGAGAAGAAGTAAATCTTTATGAAGCAATTCAAAAATCGTTTCCTAAAATTCTAATCAAGGATCTTACAGAATACGAAAGAATTTGTCCTGTCTGCAATGGTCTTGGAATGAGAATAGAAGACAATATTTATGGAATCAAAGGCGATAGTTCTGAAGCTGGTAGAAAATATCATTTTCCATACAAGCATCAAGCACTTTCATTTTGTCAGAGTTGTTTTAATGGAGTACAGAGATTATGTCCTTATTGTGGACAGCCTTATAAGAATCAGGGATATATGCATTGTGATTGTGAAGGACAGAAGAAAGCTGACGAAGAAGAGAGGATAAAGAAGTGGAGTGAGAAAGTAGCAAATGCAGTAGTTGTTGATGAAAAAGATGTAGATACAATGCTTTACTGTGAAGAGTTTGACGAGTATTACGATACTGTTGATGATTTCTTTGACGATTATTTTGGACATTATACAGATGAAGAATTTAATAATGATGGCAGACCTGAGAGATTATGGGTGTGCAGCGTGGAGAAGATTCATATTGATGCTGATAATGTAGTTGACAATGCTTGCGAAGAGTTACATGAAGATGCTTATGAACAGTGTGATATTGGTGGTCTGCAAAATTTGTTAGATACCTGGTGTAAAGATCAGACAGGAGCTACTACATATTATCCATGTTATAAGCAGTATGTAGAAATTAATTGGAGTGAATATGAAGATTGTAGCAGGTGATTATTTCGGTAAAAATATTCAGTTTGTATGTAGATGCTGCAACTGTGTATATGAAGTTGAATCAAAGGATGATTGGAATGTTCAGATGATATTTCCTAACTATTGTAGTTTTAAATATAAAGTTCCTGAATATGGAGTAACTTGTCCTAATTGTGGTCATAGAGAATATCTTGGTTGTGATCAAGATGACTTAATAGGGACTGAATCTGAAAATTTGCATTGTCCTTGGATTCCTCTATTAAAGAAGAGAGAAGATTGGAATGAACGATATAGGGTTGAGCCAATAAAAGAATAAACATAAGGAGAATAATTATATGTACGAAATTGTAGAAGATGAATATAACCAGTTTTTACAAGATATAGCAGACGGTTCAATGATATTCGGAAAATATATTAATGAATCAGAATACGAAGATGAATATTCTCACAATGATATTGACGAAGCACAAGATAAATTTATTGAAAAAGTCAGAGAATACCTACATGAAAACTATCCTGGTAAATATATAGTGTCAGGCAGTTGGTGTGTATTTGTTATGACACCTGATAGAGCGAGAGAAGGTCATATATCAGAGAAAACAATAGAGCTGTTTACAGTGAAATAAGAAATCAAGAAAGATTCGTTTCTTGTGAAAAATTTCAAAGATAGGAGTGATATAAACGAGAGTATATAAAGATAAGCAGTATCTCATTTTCGATTATGAAGATGGTCGTACTGTAAAATATGATTTCGCAACAAAGACTGCTATTGGGATTAAGGGTAAACCAGTAAAGAATCTATGCAGTCAGTTAAGTGGATTTACATTAAATGAACTATTTGATTGTTGCGATGATGAGAAATATGCGAAGTTTCTAAGATTTGTTAGAAATTCAGAAATGTATTCGTATTCAATAAGCAACATAGGAACGATTCTTGATAGAGTTCCAAGATATGGTAGATTTGAACAAATTTTTTCAGCAGGATTTGATGATATCATTAAAGATGGTTATCGTTTCAAATATTCTATAAATGAAATTCCAAAATCTCTTATCAAATTATGTCGAAAATATCCAATTAAGTTATCAAATAACACGGTTAAATATTACAAAGAAAACCAAGATGCTCATTATATAGCATACAATCTTGATTATTTTAGTTTGTCTCCTGATGACATTTATACTGTTTGGAACGCAGAGACATATGATTATGTGAATGATGTTTATACTTATTATTCATTTTTTAATGAATTAGTGAATGAATATAACTACAACGCCAAGGATTTATGGATGTATTTGGATAGGATCAAGACTTTTGAGGCAGTCGAAGATATGAAATTCCTGATTCATGAATTGTACGATTATGCTAATATGATGAATCAACTTAGTCCAAAGTATGATAAATATCCAAGACATTTTCTTACAACCCATAAAATTGCTTGTAGGAATTATGACAGAATGAAGAAAGAATTCTCAGAAGAGTTATTTAAAGAGAGGATAAATAAACAGTATGAATGTTCTTTTGGTGATTACATATTCATTTATCCAGAATCTACACAGGATATTAAAGATGAGGCTGCATCGCAAAATAACTGCGTAGCTTCATACATAGATAAGGTTATTGACGGTCAGTGCCATATTCTTTTCTTAAGAAAGAAGAATAAACCAGAAGAGAGTTTGGTAACGATTGAAGTGAGAAATAATCATATTGTACAGGCTAGAAGAAGATTTAATTATCCTGTAACCAAAGAAGATCAGAAAGCTATTGATGCATTTAACAAAAAGTTTGCGAACAAGGAGGGCAAAGCAGCATGATTAAAGGCGATAAAATTAAACTCGTTCATAAGATGGGTGTTTTTGATAACATTGGTGAGATTTGTGAAGTAACTGATATTCAGGAAGGTGGAATAATCTGCTTTAAATTCGGTGGTTGCCATCTTGGTTGCATGTCATATGACGAGTATAAGAAATATTTTGAAAAGGTTGAGACACCTGTAAAGAAGCCTTGGAGCGATTGGAGTTTGGCACACGAACTTACTTTTATTGATATTAAGGGCGATGAAAAGACAATTAAATATCAGTATAGAGATAATGGTAAGAGAGTTCAAGTTAGAAGTGGTGCTTTGAAAGCAGGTTCGTCTTGCTATGACAAGGATGAATTTAGTCTTAGTAGTGGTTTGGAACTGGCAGAGATGAGATTAGTTGTAAAATACCTTGACAACCAGGTTAAGTCGATTGCAAAGGCGATGTAAGAGGAGAATAACAGATTGAACAGCAGTATTTTTGTTCCTAAAACGATAAATGTTGGATATCAAAATCGTTCTGGAACTTACACAGGAAAACTTGCTTATGTCATTTATTATGATGAAAAAGGTAAGTTGCGAAAAGAAGCATCATGGAATAGTTGGCGTGATGATAAAATTCCGAATGATGAATTTGATAATGTTCCAACAGAAGGATTTGTATTAAATAAGAAAGCTGGCGATTACTCTACAGGATGGGATCATAGACATGCTTATTGTAGAGTATATGATCCACGAGGATTTGAGTTTGAAATTACTATTGAGAACTTGTTATATATTCTCGAAAATGCGAATTGTATCAAAGGTAAGGGACTTGAAGGAGAATTTATATATGGATGGGATGGTAAGGATTTAGTTCTTATGCCAGTTGAGTCACCTGACTATAAGCAGATTGCGGCTTATAATAAGATTGTACATAATAATGAATCTATTAAGACAAAAGATTTGATTATTGGTGCAACATATCTTACAAAAGAAAATATTGAATGGATTTATATGGGACGTTTTGAAACATATGGATATGGTTATGAGTTTATACAGGATGGTAAAATTGTAAAAACAAAATCTTATAAAGATATTCCAACTGAACCAACTCGTTTTGGATATTATAGTAAAATTTCTTATAAAGGAATTAACAACCTTCCATATGGTAAAATGCATTGGTTCGCAAGATTAAGCGATGGAAAATATGAATTTGAGCAATTCAAAAGTGTTCCTAAAAACAAACTTATTAGTTGCCTCGATGATAAATGCACTTCTAAATATTCTGAAATTTATGATTCAATGGAATCATTTTATCAATTCTCCCCTATAGACAATAGCAAGGATAAAATTGTAAATATCTCATTTGAAGATTTTTATGAAAAAGCAATTAATACATATGTCGATGATGATATAACAAGAAAATATGTCAATGTTCGTTTTATGGTAAACAACGATGGAGAATATATTAAATATGAAATGACAACGCCATATAGGTCAGAAGATAACGGCAAATATACTGTTTATAAATATAGTGCCAAGAATATCTATCATGGAGATAAGGAAGCAATTGATATTTTCCAAACAGAAGAAAAGGAAGTAGTACGCTATGGTCAAAAAGCAATTGAAATTCATATGATCCCAGTTTCAATCGAAACAGTTTTTGAAAAGCTTAAACCAGTATACAAACAAAAATATTTAGCAAATGGTAGAGAATATAAAAAGGAGTACGAGTTTAATGAGTAAAAACGATGACAGAATTTTAGAATTAAAGAAACAGATTGAAACTAAGAAGAAATCAATTTCTGAGAAGAAGGTTAGGTTTATTCCTGAAACAAATTGCGTTCTTAATATGGATGGTATGACAATTAATCTTAATGTATGTTCAAATGATGCATTGTTGTTACTTTTGATTAGACTGAATTCATATTTAATGTCTGCAAAGGATCTTAATATGGCTGATTTTGAAATTTCAGGATACAGTGTAGCAGCATGGATCAAAGATATTAAGAGTAAGTTAGAGGTATCTAGTCTGAAGAAAGAAGAGTCTGATTTGAAGAAAATGGAGAGTAAGCTGGACAAGTTGCTTTCTGATGATAAGAAAACAGAGCTAGAAATTGATGAGATTGCTGCTTTATTAAAGTAAAAGAGAGAATAATACAATAGGTAGTATATTTTATAAAACATCATACTATATATAGTTGATGTATAAAATAAAACTACTATATATAGTTATAAAAAGGACATGAAATATCGGTTTCTTACGAAGTTTAGAAAGAGAGGTAAATATGAAATTAAAAGTACATTCATTAAGAATAGAACATATTCGTACATACAACGATAGAGATGATGATTTTGAAGACAATTCCAAGTATATCTTAAATTGTATTTCAGAGAATAATTTAAAATATGAAGTAGCACTTTGGACGGAATATGGTGATTGTCCTAGTGGTTGGTGCAGCGCATCATGGGGACATTATGAAGTAAAACGTGTCGATTCATTTATCGGCTCAACACATAAACCAATCAAAGATTTATCGTTTGAAATCGAGACAAAAGAAGGAGATTTTGAAGATACTATTTACAATGCCGAGAATGATATTTTCTATGTAGATGACGATGGTGATGACTGTTGGTATCCAGATGGGGATGTTGGAATTACGAAAGAATTATTTACAGAAACAAATCGTGCAATGGATAAAAGACCTGTTTGGATTTTCAAAGGTGATAGTGGGTTAGGTAAGAGCTATATTGCAGGAATTATTACTAATTCAGATCGAGCGAAAACAGTATATGAGACTGATGCTCACGAAGAGTTAGACACCATTGAAGCAGATATTATTGTTGTTGGCAATAAATATAATCATCCACTTGAAGAAATTGAATCAAAAATCAAAGGTGAGCATGAAATTATTTATGTTGACTTTTCAAAAAGCCTATAAAATAAGGCTTTCTGGAAGCGAAAAGTACCAAGAAATTTCGATTTCTTTTGGAGAATATTAAAGTGGAGGTAATTATAAATGGACGAATTAAAAACAACAGATAATGTGGAGTCTCAATTAACTCCACAGCAATATTTTGAACAGGTAAAGGAACGAAAACACAATATTACAGATGAAGAATTAGTGAAAGTATATGATAACTGCCTTGAATTATTGAACAAATATAAAATCACAGGGCAGGAAAAGGGTATGCGAAAGCTGATGTTTCATCTTGAATGTATTGAAAAAGAACGAGAGATTGTAAAAATGGGTATCAATACCTTTATCTATCGTGATGATATTGAAGAATATATTGATACTGTCGCAAAAGATACGGTTAAAATTATCGAATTAGAGAATTATGAGAGAGAAATCCCCGATGAGATTGTAGAAGTAATCGCAGCTACCAAAGATAAATTTGACCAGTTATATGTAGTGTTTACAGATTATACAGGCAAGGTTGAACGTCAGATTGAAAAGGAACGAAGAGATAAAGATCCTATTCTTTTTGGAACATTTCAAAACCAATCGAATAGAACCGTTATTGATAGATTTTATTATCTTGGCGATTGGGAAGATGAATATTGTGATTTGACTCTTGATAAGATGGTAAACGAAACAGAAAAAGCAGGAAAGAGAAATATTGTTAAGACAATTTCAACTCCGAGTGATATTGAGGAATTAAAAGAACAGATGGGTGGTTTGTCTGAAATCAATGGTAACTTTATCATATCAGATTCGACACCACAAAAGAAAACATTCTTCCAAAACATCAAATCTGTATTAAAAGGTAAGAAAAATGAAAAGTAATATAGATCTTACAGAAAACAGGATATTCAGTAGGAATAGTCAGAACCCTTGGAATTTAACCATTACTGATTTCTTTAATACAAAAGCACCTTGGAAAATACAATTAACACAAATTCATTCCGATGATGAATTAGATTTAGAACATCAAAGAAAATCTATCATAGCTGTTGGAAATAGAGAACAAAGAGCAGAAGTCAGACATTATAGAGAGATGGATAGTTTGGATTACTGTGATTGTTGTGGAGCGAGGATGAATTTGATTCCATGGAATCGAGAAATAGGTATTTGTAGAAAATGCGATGAATATTATAAGAAAACAGATCCTGGGTTTGACAGGTGCAAGTGGAGGAAGAAAGATAATATAAGAAATGCAGTAATAAGGATTGCATAAGAGAGAATATAAAAGTATAGAAAGAAGGAAAAATATGGATACAAGTGATTTAGCAAAAAGGATGAAGGAATACGAAAAAGCTGGGCAAAGATATTTGACAAGAAGGACACCGATTTTGCTGAGATTGGCTGGCTCTCATTTCCACACATTTACAAAAAATTTTAAAAGACCATTTGATGACGTATTAATTAAGACCATGCAAGAGACTGCAAAATTTCTTTGTGAAAATATTATGGGAGCTACAATCGCATATACAGAAAGCGATGAAATCACGATATTTCTTGTTAATTATAAAAAAATAACTTCACAGGCTTGGTTTGATAATAGACAGAACAAAATTGAAAGTATTGCTGCAAGTATGGCTACGATGGCTTTTAATAAGATTTTTGCAAAAAATGTAAAAGAATTTATATATAACAACGGTGAGAATTGTGAAGTAAATTCCGAAGAATACAAATTGTGTGAAGCTTATAAGAAAGCCGTAGAAAAAGGGGCATATTTTGATTGTAGAGCTTTCAATATTCCAAAGGAAGAGGTTACTAACAACTTTTATTGGAGACAATTAGACGCTTCTCGTAACTCAATTCAGATGGTGGGTCAAGCCAATTTTTCACACAAAGAATTACAGAATAAATCATGTAATGATATTCAGGATATGCTTATGACTCAGAAAAGTATTAACTGGAACGATTTACCGACTTATCAGAAGAGAGGAAGCTGTTGTGTAAGAAATAAGATTGTTATTAAAACTGATAGTGTTATGGCAACTGCACAGTTAAGAGATGCTTCTAAATCAGAAAATGAGTGGATTATTGATAGAGATATTCCTATTTTTAAGGGCGAAGGTAGAAAGTATATTGATAAGTTAGTATTTGTTGGTGAAGAGTAAATAGAAAGGAGAATATACATATGAATGAAACAATTAAAAATGAAGAAGCGTTGGAAGAAGTTAATCCAGTTGATGAGTATTTAAAAAACTATAAGGAACAGAAACTTGCAGAGTTTTGTGTTCAGAAGGACAAAGAGATTGAGAACCGTAAGGAAGAAAGACAGAAACTCATGGAACAGATTTCAGATATGAAGGATAAAGCTCAGAAACACGATGAAATTTGGAAAGATATTAACAAATTATATGATGAAATTAAGAAAATGCCAGTAGATGACTTTTTAAAATTATATCATAAAATTTATAATGATATATCAGGAAACTACTCATCTACAATCGCAACAATACTTCCAAATAATGTTGATATTAGGACTAATTGGTAAGAAATAGAAACGCAAGAATCTGACATTTCAAAATAAAAAAGGAGAATACATATATGGAAATTTTAAATGTACCAAGAGGATATGGCAAGTCAACAAGACTGATTATGAAGGCAGTAGAAACAGGATATTCAATTATTGTAGGAACAGAGAGTATGAAACAGTATCTTCGTGATTTAGCGAAGAAGATTACTAACAAAGAGATAAAGATTTATTCAGCATATGAATTTGCCAGTATTGACGCAATGAAGAGAGATAAAAATATTCTGATTGATGATCTACCACTTGTATTGTCAATTTTGTTAAATACAAATGTGGAAATGGCTACTATGACAAGTGGTTCTCTTGAAAGCTATGGCATTGAGCAATATAAGAACAGACTAAAATAAAAATGAAGCGATTTTCATGTGATTTATAATATATAAGAGGCACTTCGTAAGTGCCTCTTATATATAAATATTATTCAATTGGTGAAGTATTTAATTCGTGGTAATTATATGCACTTTCTGGATATTCCCATACCGAACCAGAAACACTAAATAATTTGTGACATTCTGAACATTCAAACTCGTCACATTCAATTGAATGTTCAGTTTCAGTTCCCATACCACGATCTTCATCAACTACATCAGAACTTATAATATATTCAGACCAGTCATGTGTGACAGATTTACCACAATGAGGACATTCTACAGAATGAGTAAACATTCTACATCAACTCCTTTTTGAAATATTCTATAAAAATATATGATATCAAATTTAGTAGCATAAGTCAATAAAGGAAAGGAAAATTCTATGAAAATATGTGTAACAGGTCACAGACCAAATAAATTATATGGATATAATCTATCTGATCCACGTTGGCAGAGATTAAAAGAGCAGTTCAAATCAATTTTAAAAGAGAATAATTGTGAGGAAGCAATTACAGGAATGGCTCTTGGAGTTGATACGGTATTTGCATTGGCAGTATTAGAACTAAAAAACGAAGGATATGATATTAAGTTGCATTGTGCAATCCCTTGTAAAAATCATTCCTGTAAGTGGATTAAAGAAAGTGTTGACCAATACAATTACATTCTTTCTAAAGCAGATATTGTCAAATTGGTATCTGATGAAGAGTATAAGCCTTGGTTAATGCAGAAAAGAAATGAATATATGGTTGATTTAGCTGATAAAGTTATTGCGGTTTGGGATGGTTCAAAAGGTGGAACAGCAAATTGTGTAAAATATGCTGAGAAGGTTGGTAAAGAAATCATCAGAATCGAGCCATAGAACAGAGAATATATAGTTGGAGGTGAAAAATTATAGAATATGATTTTGAAGGAAAAGAAAATGCTATCACGGCAGAATATTTAAGAAATGGTCAAACTTGTAAGGTGGTTGGATTTGGTCAGTCAATGACACCAATACTTAAATCAGGTCAACCAGTAATTTGTAAACCTGTGACAGAAAATACAGAGTTAAAAAAGAATGATATTGTACTCTGTAAGGTTAAAGGTAATTATTATTTACATAAAATTTCAGCCATTAAAAATGGTGTTAGTTACCAGATTTCAAATAATCATGGTCATGTCAATGGCACAATTACAAGAAGCAATATCTTTGGTATTGTTGTTGAAATTCTTTAAGACTCATTCGAGTCACAATTTCCAATAAAAATAAAAATCAAATAGAGAATAAACATATAAAGGAGGAAAATTATGTTTGCAGAATTTGAAGATGATATACAGTTTTGGGGATGCAATATTCCGAATGAAGTGAAAATGGTTATAGATTCAGCAAATGAAAGTGTAGACAAATCATTTGACAATGAAGATCAGAAACAAGCTTATCATCTTGGTGTAGAAAATACATTGTCTGTATTGAAACAGTTACTTGATGAAGGGTTAAGTAGAGATAGCATTACATTTTATTATCCAAACGCAGCTACAACAGAAGAAATGGATATAGAAGATATTAACCAATGGCTAGAAACATTACCATATAAATAAATCACTGTTTCATGCGAAATTTGAGGAGGTGAGAAAGTGCCTACAGGTTATACAGCATATATAAAAGATGGAGATATTACAACAGGAAAAGACTTTTTAAAGCTTTGTCTTAGAAATTTTGGTGTGGCTATTGATATGAGAGATGAGCCATTATCAAAACCAGTTCCAAGTCAGTTTGAACCAGATCCTTATTACAAGAAAGATTACGAGGAAACGGTTGAGGTTCGTAATAAATATAGACAAATGACTTTTGATGAAGCAAAGAATGAGCTTATTGAAAGGCATAAAAAGGATATAGAATCAACAAGAAAGTCTCTTGATGAATATATTGCAGAAGACGAGCGATATATGAAGGTTAGAGATGAAATTAAAAAGTGGATTCCACCAACATCTGAGCATGAAAATGTTAAAAAGTTTGCATTAAATCAAATTGATATATCGCTAAATACAGATATAAGAGAATATTGTAATAAGGAATTAAACAAAGATTTGGACATTAGCGATGATGCAGTTTATTCGTATATGAATGATATTAATGAGTTTTATGAAGATGATGTTGCTAGAGCATATAAAAGATGGCAGGAAGAATTGAAGAGAACTGCTGATAAAAATATGTGGATGAAACAATTCTTAGATAGTTTAGAGAATATCTAATCAGTCTTGAACAATTCAGTTCAAAAATTCCAAAACAATATGTCTCAAAAATTATATAAAAATCGAGACAAAAAGAATAAATAAATGCGGAAAGCATTTGTATGGGTGGAAGAACAGCATACCCTTGGGTTTGTACGCTCAAAAATCACTGTTGAAGATAGATTTTACATAAATTTATTTTCTGTGCTCCGTCCATTTGGGCGTTTAGATAGATTGTTTTATTAACAATATTTACATAAATTTTTTAATTTTAAGGAGGACAAGTAATTTGGCAAAGACAAAGGAAAGAAAAGCATTAAAAAAAGGTAAGGCAGCATTCAATCTTATTGGTCGTGTAAAAGTAACAGACAAGACATTCAATCTTGACAATAGTTATGATTCTGGGTGGACAGATAACAGTATGTATGTAGGTGTTGATTGTGGAAATGATAACACAGTATATGCAGAGATGAGAAGTGGTTTCTTCCCTGATAAGGATAATGTAATTCGTGCTTACAGTAAGGATGAGAAGGACGATGCAGGAAAGAGCAAGTCAGTAGAGATTGCGTGGGAGGATCGTCTTGATGAGTCTCTGTATGATAGCATTTCAGATTCTTCATTCTTAACAGTTGGTGTTGAGAAAGATGTAAAGGATAAGACTGTATATAAGAAGTTCCTCACAGCTTATGATGCAGTAGAGTATCTGAATGAGCATCTTGAAGATGGAATGATTGTAAATGTAAAGGGTACAATCGGTTACAACGAGTATGAAGGTAATGTTTCTACAAAGAAGGAGATTACATCTATTGTACTTTCAAAAATTGACGATGAGGCAGATTTCAAGGCTACATTCTCACAGACAATTCTTGTTGATTCAAAGAGCATCGGAAAGAAGAATGATGATAAGGGTACTATGGAGCTGGCAGCATATGTTGTTGACTATGTTGGAAAGCCTAAGATTGACGGAGAGAAAATTGAAGTTAAGAAGAATGTTACATACCCTAAGACATTTGAAGTCGCTATCAATGAGAATCCAGAGATTACAGCTAAGATGCTTCAGAGATTTTTCAAACCTAAGAAGGGCAAGATTACTGAGATTACAGTCACAGGTAATTTAGTAGAAGGTGGATCTACTGTGAATATTACAGAAGATGATATTCCTGATGATATTAAAGAACTTATTGAAATGGGACTGTATTCTGAAGAGGAAGCAGAGAAAAAGATTGCAGTAGGTAATGGTAATCGTGAGAGAAGAATGATTATTGTAAAGCCTGACATTATATATGTGGGAACTGGTGACGATAGAAAGCCTACTGTAGCATTTGAAGATGGCAAATATGATGAGGACGACCTTTATTTCTACGAGCAGGCATTACTTGATGCTGGTGCAGAACTAAGTTCAGATAATGATACAGATTCAGAGAGTGAGGAAACTTCATCAGAAGATGATGACCTTCTTGCAATGCTTGAAGGCATGAACTAAAAAAATACGCTTGCCCTGTTTAATACAGGGTGAGCATTTTATCAAAAGAATATATACATTTTAGGAGGACAAAAAATTGGCATTTAGAAAAGCAAGAGAAGCAAAGATTGGTGGAAAATTTTTAGCATATGGTTATGAGGGTTCTGGTAAGTCATGGTTTGCTCTTACATTCCCAAAGGTTGCATGTATCGACTCAGAGACAGGTATTGCTCACTATGAGGGTAAGGATATTACATTAGCAAATGGTAAGACTTACAACAATCTTATTTTAGTAGACGACACATCAGATCTTGATGATTTAGAGGATGATATTGACGAAGCAGTAGATTCGGATGAGATTCAGACACTTGATATTGACTCAGAGACTAAGTTTTATGCAACAATGCAGGTTGGAGCTACAGAAGTTGAAGAGAAGAAAGCTCGTAGAAAGGGTGGGGATGTTGACGATACAGTAGTTTCTCAGAGACAGTGGGGACGTATCAAGATTATCAACATGAAGCTTCAGCAGGCTAAGATTGATCTCTCTGCAAAGGGTAAGCATGTAGTGTCAGTTGCACAGGCAACAGAAGTATATGAAGGAACAGGCGATAACCGTAAGTTAGTTGGCATTAAGCCTGATATGCATAAGTCAGTTAAATTTGATTATGACACAATCCTTGAGTTCTATAAGGAAGAGAATGGTGAGGATGTTCGTTATTTTGCAAAGGTTAAGAAGGATAGAACAAATGTAACTAAGGTTGGACAGATTATTGAGAATCCATCTTATGATATTTGGAAGGATTATTTTGAGTCAATGCACGATCTTGAGACAAATGAGACATCATACAAGAATGACTTAAAGACTTCTACAGATTCTATGGTTGACAAAGCTGAGAAAGCAGAAGAGTTGGCTGCTGAATTTAAAGATGTATTAAAGTCGCTCAAGGATAATAAAGATGCTTTGCTCAAAGTAAACAAACAGATGAAGGATAAGGATGTTTCATTAAAGAATCTTGAAATGCAGTCACCAGATACTCTTACAGAGTTAATTGATTTTGCCAAGTTACAGTTAGCCTAATTAAAATTATGCTCCGACAGGTTAATTGCCTGTTGGAGTTTTTAAGAAAGGATGATTTGGTAAATGAGAAATATAAAAAAGAAAGATAACGAGCAGTGGATTGAACTATGTGAGTATGTAAAGAAAGAAATTCTTGAATACGATGATAATATGAAATTTCCACAGTATCTTGCATTAAAGTTACAAGGTATTAAACGTGGCGAACATATAGCGAATAATAATCATGAAGCAAAAGCTAATTATGATGATTACACAATTTTATGTACTTTTAAGTTGTGTAAGAGAAAAATTGTTACATATTTACATGAAAATGAAAAGAAAATCAAAGATGAAAAACATAAAATCAATCTTATTATGAAAATGATTGAACCTGAAATCAACGATGTGTATTTGAGATTACAGAATGTTAAAAAGACTGAGGAGAGAGTTGAATCTAAAGACTTTAATAATCAGAGTAATGAGAATGCTGGATATGTAAAAAAGACTAAAGAGACAAGTGACAGAATGAAGAAACTGTTTTGAGGAGGTACTAATTGGCTGAAAAAAAAGAGAATAAAAAATTAACTCCTTATCAGGAAGAAGTATTAAAATGTGCAAAACAGATTCGAGAATACAAGATAATAGCAGAAGCTAATATAGTTGCTATTTTATATAAACAACCGGAATTAATTTTTGATTATACATTGCAGCTTGAAGATTTTAGTGAAAATACATGGCGAGTCTATTGGCAGATTGCAAATGACATTATTGTAGTAGAAAAGAAATCAGTATTGGATGATATGACTGTTGGTTTATATCTTGAAAAGCATCAAAAACTCAAAAAGGAATATGAGGATTATGGTGGATATGAAACGATTGATAAAGCCAAAGAGTATGTAAACATCAACAATATGGATGGGTATGTCAAAGAGCTATACAAGTGGAAAACAGTTTTGGAGATGTTAAAAAATGGATTCCCTGTAAATAATCGTATCAATGAATTCTGTGATATGTCTTTAGATGAAATATATGAAGAATATGAAGCAATGTTAAATCATATTTTCATCAATGCAGATGATGATGTACAGTCATATTCATTAGCTGATGGCATTTATGATTTAATTGATGAATTAGATGCTGGTGCAGCAGTTGGACTTCCATACAATAATATGGATATTCTTAATAAAGAAACTGGTGGTCAGTTACCTGGTAATATTACATTGATTGGTGGATTATCTAATATGGGCAAAACTACACTAACAAGATCAATGTTGATTCCAAGCACAATAAAATATGAAGAAAGACTTGTTATTTGTGTCAATGAAGAGGGGAAAAAGAAATGGCAGAGAGAATTGTTGGTGTGGACTGCGAATAATATTTACAAACAAGATTTGCAAAAATTCGTTGTTAGAGATGGTAAATATTCTAGCGAAGTTAAAGATTTGTTAAGAAAGTGTGCAGATTGGATTACTGAAAAGGCTGAGAATAACATGCTTATAATAGTTCCATTCAAAAGATACAAAACTCAGAAATTCATAAAAGTTCTAAAGAAATATGCAAACCTTGGTGTTAAGTATTTCATTCTTGATACATATAAAGCCGATTCAGGTAGTCGTTCCGACAAGATGTGGTTAGATATGCAACAGAATATGGTTGATATTTACGATACTGTGAAGTGTAAAGAAGAGGGTGGCTTGGAAGTTCATGTAACTATTACATTCCAGTTGGCAAAATCTTCAGCACGTCAGAGATTTTATAGTCAAGATAATATTGGTATGGCAAAAAGTATTGTCGATCCTGCAAGTACATGTTTAATGCTGAGAGATGTATTTGAAGATGAGTACACAGGTGAGAAAAATGCTTTAAAGGTATATAGATTTGATGGGAAAAACAATAAATCAAAAATACCTGTCAAACTGGACAAAGACAAACATTATCAGCTTATATTTATTTGTAAAAACCGTGAGGGTGCTGCAAGTAGTATACAGATTGTATGTGAGCATGATATGAGTAGAAACATACTGAAAGAAGTTGGTTTTACTTCTGTCCCAGTTGATTTTTAAATTTGTGATGGAGGCGGTGAGCGTGTATTAATGCAGATGAACTAAAGGAATACATTATAGAGAATAATTGTATAGAACAGATTTTATTATCGTTGGAGTGTCATGGACTACACGAATATCTTCATGAATGGAGAGCCGCCTTACCACAAGGCAATAATAAGACTGCTATATGTGTAAAGAAAGATACATTATCAGTAGCGATTAGAAGTTCGGAAGAAAATAAACGTGGAGATATTTTTACATTGGTTATGGCAATAAAGGGTATATCTTTTGGGAAGGCTAATAAATATCTCCACAATATTTTAGGTTTGAAATATTCATATAGTAAGAGTGACAACAAAGATAATAAGAAAGATCCATTAGCAATCTTCAAAAAGGTGAAACGCCAAAGATACACAATTGATAAAGATGTTCCAGTATATGATGATTCATGTATGAAAGAATATACTGATTTACCATATATTGATTGGGTTCGTGAAGGCGTTATGCCTTTTGCATGTAAAAGATTTAACATTGGATATTCATATGATAGAAAACGAATTGTCATTCCTGAACGAAAGTGGGATGGAGATGACAATGAATATATAGGTATTAGTGGGAGAACTACTGTACCAAACTATGAGATGTTTGATATTCCAAAGTTTTTCAAGTTATCCAAAACATATCCAAAAGGAATAAATGTATATGGATTAAATGAGAATTATCAAACAATTCAAGAGGCTGGTTATGCAGTCGTTTTGGAAGCGCAGAAATCGGTGCTTAAAAGGTATTCACGAAAAGATGGTACGGCTGTTGCAATAGGAAATTGTGAGCTTACAGAAGAACAAGTTAGGATACTGATTAGTTTAAATGTAGAAATTGTAGTGGCTTTAGATGAAGGAATTGATATAAACCATATTAGACAGGAATGTGATAAATTTTATCCCATTAGAAAAGTAAGTTACATATATGATCGTTGGGATTTGATTAAGAAAGGTAGTAAAGACAGTCCTGCTGATATGTCAAATAAAGTATACAACTTCCTTCTCAAGCATCGTGTTTTATATGATGAGTCAGAAAGGAGAAAGTTAAGGGATTGGCAAGAAAGACAAGTAAAGAATTAACAGAAATTTGTAACAAGTTTGGTGTTGATACATTATGGTCATGGTCAAGGTATCATTGTTACAAACAAGATAGATGGGAATATTTTTTGAAATACATCCTACACAAGAAAGAAGATAGAACAAATAGTATTTATTGTGTATCTGGTGGTAATGTACATGATATTATTGAGCAGCTATATACTGGCAAAATTAAATATGAGGATATGCCAGATTTATATGAAGATAGCTTATTTACAATGAATTGTGCAGAACTCAAATACAATCGCAGTGATTCTGATAAAAATGATGCAATAGCAAATAAATATGAAAATTGCATTAGACATTTCTTTAAAAATCATAATCTGATTACTTTTCCACATAAAGTTGAGCATTTTATTACAATTAAAATTTCTGATGATATTTATATGCAAGGATATATTGACATGCTTTATATCGAGTCATACAAAGATGAAAATGGCAATGAGAAAAAACGTGTACATATTGTAGATTGGAAGACATCTACACGTTATCAAGGCGCAAAAATTGACGCTGAATGTGGTCAGTTGGTTATTTATGCTGAAGGTATTAGACAAGCATTAAATATTCCATTGGAAGATATTGTATGTGAATGGAATTTCTTAAAATATGTCACAGTTACCATTGAACAGAAAAATGGTAAGAAAAAAGATAGATATATAGAAAGAAATTCTATAGGCGAAAGTCTTATCAATACGGCAAAAATGTGGCTGAAAAATTTCGGATATGAAGATGATATTGATAAATATGTTGATGAAATGGTGTTAAACAACAATATTGATTGCTTACCAGATGAGGTTAGAGAAAAATTCGAAATTCATGATTGTTATGTACAAGTACCTCTAACAGAAGAAAAGATTAACGATTTAAAAGAAGACATTATCAATACAGTCGAAGAAATTAACTCTAAAGAGAGAGAATATAAGAATAGTGAAGATGAAAATATCTTTTGGCAAGAAGTGACAGATGCCGATGAATTTAGATTGGCAACCCTCTCAGGATATTCTAGGTCGTTGCATAAACCATATGACCAGTATCTGAAAGAGAAGGAATTGTTCAAAGAAGAAACTGAATCTGATTCTGATGCAGACGAAGATGATTTATTGGCATTTGTGAATAGTTTATAGATATAGGTAGGTGAGAAGTTGAGCAATTTAACAGTATTACATTTACATAGTATGGATTCTAACCCATATAGCGGTCTTGAAGTTGACTCAATCACCCCTTTTCAAGCTTATATTGACAAAGCAAAATCAGAAGGAATGAAAGCCATTGCTTTTACAGAGCATGGCGCAGTCCTTCATAATGTTGCAAAAAGACAGGCATGTGAAAAGGCTGGGTTGAAATATATTAATGCAGAAGAATTCTATGTAACAGAAAAAATTGATATGGATAATCTGCAAAGAGACAATTATCATTGTTGCTTATACGCAAAGAATTATGATGGGGTATTAGAACTTAACAAACTTTCTTCTGATTCATTTAATCGTAATGATGGTCATTTTTATTATAATCCACGAATTACCTTAGAGGAACTTGAGAATACATCAGATAATATTTTAGTATTAACAGCTTGTGTTGCAGGCATGTTATGTAAAGGAACGAAAGAAGTACAAGAAAGATTTCTGAAATTCCTTATTAAAAATAAGCATAGATGTTGGTTGGAAATACAACCACATAATTTTGACGTTCAGATTTATTACAATCAGTATTTGTATAGAATTGCTCAGAAATATGGAATGAAGCTTATTGCTACAAGCGATGTACATGCTATTGATAAGGATCATATGATGGGTAGAGCAGTAATGCAGAAATCAAAAAATGTTAATTTCCATGACGAAGATGCGTGTGATTTATCATGGAAATCTTATGATGATATGGTTACTGCCTTTGAATTACAGAATGCATTACCAAAATCAATTTATCTTGATGCAATCGAAGAAACAAATAGATTCGCAGATAATATTGAATCATATGAATTAGATTATAGTAATAAATATCCAAGATTATATCCTGATGCTGAGAAAGAATTTAAGGCACGAATAGTTCAAGGTGTAAAAGAACGTGGAATAAGCAAACTCCCAAATTATAAAACAGAGTATATTCCAAGGATACAGGAAGAGTTAGAAACATATAAACATAATGACGCTATTGATTTTATGTTACTCGATTCAGATTACAAGAATTGGCTGCTGAAAAATAATATGCACTATGGATGTTCAAGAGGTTCTGTATCTGGTAGTGAGATTGCATATTTGATTAAATGTACTGATGTTGATTCAGTTAAATATAAGCTTAACTTCTCACGATTTATGAATCCTGAAAGAATGTCATTGGCTGATGTAGATACTGATATTTACGCAGAAGATAGATATAAAGTGCGTGAGTATCTATTTAATAAGGAAGGTTTGTATTGTTGCAACATTATTACTTTTAATACAATTCAGTTAAAAGCAGCGATAAAAGATGTTGGTAGAGCATATGGGATGACTCCTGATCAAACTCAGGAATTATCAAATATGGTAGAAACTGATGATAAAGGCAAGGATTATATGCCAGAAGAAATCAGAGAACAATATTCAGAAATGTTTAAATATATTGATATGGTAATTGGAACAATTACATCACTTGGCAGACATGCAGCAGGAATTGTTTGTAGTCCTACAGATATAAGATATGATTTTGGAACATTGTCTATTACATCAGATCCACGTCCTGTAAGCCAAATAGATATGCACGAAATTGATTCTTTAAATTATGTAAAGTTAGATTTGTTAGGATTAAATGCTGTTGGATTAATTGATGGTGCTTGTAAACTTGCAGGTATAGATTATTTAACACCTGATAAAGTTAATTTCTCAGATGAAAATGTTATTAACTCAATAGCAAAAGATACTACATTGATATTCCAGTTTGAAAGTGGTTTTGCAAGTGATTCATTAAAAAGAACACTTAGTAAGGAAACTTTGGAGAATATTAAAGCACAGAATGATAATATCTCATATCTTGATGTAATGGCTATGGTTAGTGGTGCTATTAGACCAGCAGGTGAATCTTATAGAGAACAGTTATTCAATGGTATTTACAAAGACAATGGCAACGAAGCACTTAATAATTTCTTGAAACCTACGCTTGGTTATTTAGTATATCAGGAACAGATTATTGATTTCTTGCATGATTTCTGTGGCTTTACTATGGGGCAGGCAGATATTGTCCGTAGACATTTTGCTAAAAAAACAGGTACTGAAGCAGATATACCTATCATTGAAAATGGTGGATATATGGTAGATATTCACGGTAATAAAGATGATAGATATATTCCAGGATTTATTGCAATTGCACAAGAGAAGTATGAAATGACCGAAGCTGAAGCAAGAGAGGCTATAAAGTCATTCTTGGTAGTAATCGAAGATGCATCTAATTATTTGTTTTCACGAAATCATTCCGTTCCATATAGTATGATAGGTCTATTTATTGGATGGTTAAGATATTACCATAAGATTGAGCTATTAACATCAGCGTTGAATGTTTATGTAGACAATAATGAAAAAATGTCAAACATCAAAGAATATATCAAATCGCAGGGAATAGAAATCAAAGGAATAAAATTTGGCAAATCTAAAGCACAGTATTTCATGGATAAAGACGAAAATGCAATTTATCAAGGAATCTCTTCTATAAAATATTGTAATGATCAGATTGCAGATGAATTATATGAATTGTCTAAAAATCATTATGATAATTTTGTCGATTTACTTTCTGATATTATTTCAAAAACATCTGTGGATGATAGACAATTACATATCCTTACGACACTAAATTTCTTTTCTGAGTTTGGCAAGAATAAATATTTGTTGTCAATTATTGATATGTACAATTTGTTAGGAAAATGTAAGACATTGAAAAAAGATAAAATTGCATCACTGAACATTAGAGAAGAAGATGTAAGAAAATGCGCAGAGAAAGAGACACCTAAACAGTATAGCAATGTTGACAAGGACAAACTTGTTAAACTTATGATAAGCGGTTTAGAGAATAAATCATTATCAATAAAAGAACAGATTGTATATGAGCAAGAGTATCTTGGAAATATAATGTACAAAAATCCGAAAGCACCAAAAGATATGTATTATGTTCTTGAGTGTAAGTTCTATAAGGATAAAACAAAACCATACCTTATGCTTTATAACATGAGAGATGGTGAGTATCTTAAAACAAAAATTACTTCTGGAAAGTCATTCATTGAATCCCCATTTATAGCAGGTAATGTCATCAATGTAAAAGAATTTGGTGAGAGAAATAAAATGAAGAAGGTTGGCGGCGATTGGATTAAAACGGATGAAAAAGAGAGAATAGTAAAGAAGTGGGATGTATATTAGAAGGAGATGTAAAGTTGGATAAAATAATTGAATTTAAATGTGTACCAGAAAGACTTGTATATAATTCTACTGACTTCAAAATATATGGTGTTTCTGTCAATTCATTTGAATATCCCGATGTACAGATTGGAAAATATGGCACAGCAACTATTAAAGGTAATATTTCAGAACTCAATCTTGGAGTAGATTACATTGTAAAAGCAAAGGAGGTATCCGATTCTCATGGAGTCGGATACGATGTAATTAATATTAAAAGAGAGAAACCTACTACATTAGCTGCAACACGGAATTTCTTATATGAAATTCTTACACCAAATCAGACAGATGTGTTATTAGAAGCATATCCCGACATCGTAGATAGAATAATGAATAACAGATTAGATGACATTGATTTATCAAAAACGAAAGGTATTAAAGATTATACATTCAATGTTATTAAGAATAAAGTCATAGAGAATTTCAAATTAGCTGAAATTGTAGAAGAATTCAGAGGATTATTTAATCTTTCAACGGTAAAAAAACTGTATGACAAATATACTTCTGTTGACAAAATCAAGGAAGTTATTAGAGAAGAACCATATCAGTGTCTTTGTAGGTTAGGAGGGATTGGTTTTAAAACTGCTGATTCTCTATTATTGACATTGGATAAGGATAGTAAAGAATGTCAGAAGAATGGGGGAAAACCAGTTTTGTTCTTTGGATTTGATCTTATAACATCATATCAGAGAGCGAAAGCTTGTGTAGATTATCTACTTGATGAGAATGAAAATAATGGTAATACATATATGCATGTTGGTGATTTGAAGAAACAGTTTGATGTATTAGTCCCAGAAGCAAAAAGCAACTTGCCGCTTATTCTTAAAGGTGATAATGATGTAATATTCGATAGAGAATTATTAAGTGTATGTAAGAAAGAAACATATGAAACAGAGAAATATATAGCAGAGAGAATAAAAGAAGGATTGCAGATACATACAAAATGGGAGTGTGATTGTTCAAAATTTCAGGAACTTGATGGTTTTAAACTAACTGATAATCAGTGTAAAACATCACAATATATGTGTGAAAATAACATTGTTCTTCTTGTTGGATATGGTGGTAGTGGTAAATCTTCAAGCACACAGGCATTTGTAAATATGTTAAATGCTTATAACAAAAGGCATTTACTTTTAGCACCAACTGGTAGAGCTGCAAAGGTACTGTCAGGTTTTACAAATGAAACTGCTATGACAATTCATAGAGGTCTTATGTATATGCCACCTGCTGATTGGGGATTTAATGAAGAGAATAAATTGCCGTACGATGTAGTAATTGTGGATGAGTTTTCAATGGTAGATATTTTCTTATTTAGAAAATTGCTTGAAGCTATAGATTTTGAGAAAACAAAATTACTCCTTATTGGTGATGATGCACAGATTCCTTCTGTTGGTGCTGGTAATGTACTTTATGATTTGTTGAAATGCGAGAATATTCCTACTATCACACTTGATAAGGTATTCCGTTATGGTAAAGGTGGTTTATCTACGGTTGCGACAGATACACGAACTGGTACTGAATATTTAGATAAGACCAAAACAGGTATGCAAGTGTTTGGCGAAGATCAGTCATATATATTTATGCCGATTCTTCAAGATAAACTTGTTGAATATACTGTAAAACTTTATCAGACATTATTATCAAAAGGATATTCTGTTGATGATATTGCAGTATTGTCTTGCTATAACGTAGGTGATTATGGAACAGTAGCATTAAATAAGAAGATACAAAATGCAGTTAATTCTAATCCAAAGGCGAAAATCACATTTGGAGATACAGAATTCAGATTGAATGACATTGTAATGAACTATGCTAATGATTACAAAGCAATTATTTACAATGAGGAATACATTGATGATAAAAATACAACATTCATTGCCAATGGTGAATCTGGTAGAGTTATAAAAATTTTAAAAGATGCAATGGTTGTTGATTATGATGGAACACTTATCTATATCCCAAAAAGTTCTATGAAAAATATTCGATTGGCTTATGCCATCAGTACACACAAATCTCAGGGTGGTCAGTTCAAGGTGGTTGTTTTAATTACACCTAAAGCACACACATTCATGTTGAATTCCAATTTGTTATATGTAGGAGAGAGTAGAGCAAAAGAAAAATGTTATCACCTTGGAGAAATTCGTACAGTAAATAATGCACTTAAAAAGAAGGAAAATTTCGATAGGAAAACAATGCTTCAGATATTTATGAAAGCAGAATAGGAGAATATATGAATAGTAAGTCAAGCATTTTTGATTCGATTTTAAACACAATTGAGTCAGAAGATATTAGAAAATTTGCAGAAAGATGTATTAAAACAATTCCAGATTATTTTTGGAATGTTGGAGCGTCAAGTACAGGAAAATACCATCCTCAATATGCCCTTGGTGATTTAGGATTGGCAAGACATACATGTGCTTTGGTAAGATTCTTAAATCATATTTTTGCTGTTGATTGCTTTGGTAAAAATTTTACTCAAAGAGAGAAAGATTTAATGAGAGTTGCAGGAATGATGCATGATTCACGAAAAAGCGGAAATGATGATGACTTCACAAAAAATAAATATACAAAGTTCGATCATCCTCTTTTGGCAGCTAATGTTATTCGTGAGTTAAAAGGCAATGAACTTTCTGATGAAGAAATCGAAATGATTGCAACTACAATTGAGAGCCATATGGGTGCATGGAATACTGATAAAAGAAGTTCAACGGTATTGCCATTGCCTAAAAACAAATATCAGACAATTTTACATTTAGCAGACTACCTTGCAAGTCGCAAAGATATAGAAGTTCTGTTTGATGGGTTTGAAGTACCAAAGAAAGAAACCGTTAAGTTAGAGGATTATGTTCTGAACTTTGGAAAGCATAGTGGCGAGAAGCTTGTTGATGTTGCTCAGTCAGATCCAAGTTACATATCATGGGCAAAAGAAAATATGAGTAGAGAACCAATTAAGAGTTTATTAGCTCAACTGTAGAGAAAATAATACAGTAGAGGATTTCTGGAATGCTCATAGATTGGGCGTTTCAGAAACTTAAAAAGCCAAGGAAAGACGGATTTCATAAGGAGGTAAAAATATGAAAGTAACGATTGATATGGAAAACTTAGAAACACTTGTTCAGACAACAATGGAGAAAAACATTGAGAATATTGTTAAAGAACAGATTGAAGGAACCGTTAGAAAGGTAGCAGACGATCTTTCTAAGAAAGTAATTGCAGATGAGGTATCTGAGAATTTTCAGCGTTTTGTTGATGAATACATAGCAAATACCAAAATCAAAGTTGGTGGAGATTATTGGGGCGATACAGAAGAAAAGGAATATACAGTAGAACAGTATATTAAGAAGGAATTAAAAGAAAGACTTGATTCTAAAAAGCTTAGAGCTAAGAAGAAAGGACATACAAGTTCATATTCAGATGATTTCGAACAGGTATCATTTGAAGAATATATCAATCGCCAGTTTGATTTTGATGAAATGATTAAGAAGGATTTAGATAAATTTATGGACGATATTCGCAAGCAGGTAAATAAAACCATGAAAGAAACTTTTGATAATTCTACCAAGAGTATGCTGTCAACTGCTGTACTTAATATTCTCGGTGCAAATGAGACATATAGACAGATTGAAAATAACATTAAGTGCATTGCAGATAAGCAGGTATAAGATATGGAAGAAGAAATTTATGAAAATGATTATGAGAAATGTGAATATTGCGAAGTAACATATTGGGAGAGCGATACTGGTTACAGAGAATATGGATGCAGTTTAATTACAGGGAACGAAAATGATTGTGGATGTATGGGTGGAGAAATTGAGTATGGTTGCCCTCTATCATTCAAATATCAAATTGAAGGATAAGAGTGGAAACGACAGTTTCTTGTGAAAATTAAGGAGGTAAAAATGAGTTCAAACAGAAATAGTAGTAGTTCAGGTATTGGAATTTGCGGAGTATTAACAATTGTATTTATTGTACTCAAATTAGTAGGCGTTATTAATTGGTCTTGGTTATGGGTATTGTGTCCATTATGGATTGATATTTTACTTACGGTTATTGTGTTGGTAATTATTACCATTATTGACAACAAGACAAGAAAGAAAACATGGAAGAGTGGGAGAATAAAATGGTAGATTTAATTATGTATCAGAGAGATTGTGTAGACGCTTTTAGAATGGAATTTTCTAAAGAAGATATTAAATGCAATTCAGAAGTAAAGAAACTTGCTAAATTTATTAATCGTCAAGGAAGAAAAATTGACAAAATTGATAAAATGCGAAGAAGCGTTTTAGGATACAAGTAAGGAGATATAGCATGAAGATTTTAGTTTTAACAATTTTATTTATTTTGATGTTTTTCAGGATTAAAGGTACGCCAAGTGCATTAAGTAAAACACTATGGCGAAAGAGAATGATTAAACAGCTCGCAAAAAGTAAAGAGAATAATAATGGAAAACCATTAAGCGATGCAATGCAAGGTGGTGCAATATTGATTGTATTTTTTATGGAGTTATTCTTAATCATCTTTTATATAGTATTAGGAAACAAAATTGGAACAACTGAATTTATTGTAATGTCTGCATTACAGGTATTCACTTGCTTATGGTCATTGGGTGTAAACTTATCAGAAGTAAAAACAGCTTTTAGTTACAATATTGAAGATTTTAAGTTCCACAGATTCCAATTGATTTTTAATGTGGTGTTAGATTATATCTATTATCCGTGGGCAATTTACATGTTATTGAAGTAACAAAAAAGGAGAACAAAAAATGGACACAATTGTTATAAATTTGTTTGGTGAGCCATCAGCAGGCAAGAGTACCTGTGCAATGGATATTACAGCACAATTAAAAAGACACGGTATCAATGCTGAATATGTTTCAGAGTTTGCCAAGGATAAGGTATATGAAAATAATGGTGAAGTATTTAAACACCAGGAATATTTATTTGGCAAACAATCATTCAAGATGGGTAGAGTTAAGAATAAAGTGCAGGTTATGGTTGTTGATTCACCATTAATCTTATGTGCCGTATATAACACTGATGAAGTGTTAGGAGAAGATTTTAATAAGACTGTACTGAATGTGTTTAATTCATATAACAATAAAAATTATTTACTCACAAGATATCACTCTTATGAGAACGAAGGAAGATTTCAGAATGAAGACGAAGCAAAAGAAGTGAGAAAAGAAATTATTGATAAGTTAAATCAGTACAATATTAAATATGAAGAGATTGCTTCTACAGAATCAAATTGTGAATACATAGTAGAAGAAGTTATGGAGGAAATCAGGAATGAACAGTAAAGGACATTTATTTATTAGTTTAGGAAAATCAGCAATCAGAGTAATTGGTGGAATTGTGACATTAGTGAATGGTTCGATTATTCCATTAGCAGTAGGAATTATTGTTGCTGAAGTTGGTGGTGTGTTAGAAGAATTGGTTGATGAGAGATAGGTAAAAAAGCGATAGTTTCTTTGAAAAATTAAGGAGGTTATAAAGAATATGGGTTGCCCAAGACCAGGAAAAGAATGCAATGAATTTATGTGTGGGAATTCAGTAGAAGGTGTATGCCGTGAAGGATTAAAAGATTATAAAGTGATTACATTATGTGGTAGTACAAAATTTAAAGATGAGTTTATGAAAGTTCAAAAAGAACTTACCTTAAATGGTTATATTGTGATTTCAGTTGGGTGTTTTGGTCATTCAGGCGATGTATTTACAGATGAGCAAAAGATTATGTTAGATGATATGCACAAGAGAAAAATTGATATGGCAGATGAAATTTTCGTAATCAATGTCAATGGATATATTGGAAGCTCAACAAAATCTGAAATTGAATATGCTGAAGCACATAATAAGAAAGTAAATTATCTTGTTGACTACTAATTAAAAAGACTTTTCATTCAAGTTAATACATAAATGATACAACACATAAAAATGGAGAAGAATTAATCCTTCTCCATACGCCACTTTGATATATTATCTCATATGTCAAGGTTTGTCAAGTTTTTTTATTAAGCCTATAAGCGGCTCAAACAAAAAATATGTTAAAATAAGCGGAACAATAGATGTTATCAGTGGAAATATTAAATTTATAAATAAATCATTTATACTAAAATAATCAAACATAAACTATGCTCCTTTCTTATTTTTATAATTAATATATCACGTTTTAGTAAAATTGTCCAGAGAAATGGGATAATAGATAGTGTAAGTTTGTTGTAGGAATTAATAGAGCAGAAACTGGTGGAGTGTTGGAAGAATTAGATAGGTTAAGAAACTTTTAATTGATAATTTACAGTAATCTAAACTTTCATTGGGATTTGAAAAATAGGAGGAAAAAATTTGAAAGCAACAGTAACAAGTATTACAGGATTTTATGAAGCATTTGTATCTATGTTTATGAGCAAAAGAACATGGACACCTGAATTGGATGAAGAAATTAAATATGTGTGTAACTCTATATTGGATAATAATGGAAATATTAGTATTTGTGATGACGATGTTATAAATTCAAAAAATTATAAAAAATTTGAAAAATGGTTATCTATGCTTCTTCGTATGGGCAAGAGACATATTACAGTTCTTAGGTATCTTGATATTACGATTATGACAGAAGGATTACATAGAGCTGGACAAGATGACGTTGATGCACACGCAAGAAGATTTGATAATCGAATTATCAGAAATAGTACAAGGTTGGCAACATTTGACGATGGGGAAATGTCTGATTATTACAAAGACAAGGTTTTAACAGATGGACAGGCTTGTAAAATTCTTGGATTTGAATTACCAAACGAGATTGATCACAACGGTAAAACATATGTAAAATCGACTAATGGATATGTTTTAAAAGAATATGAAAACAACAAGGATGTAAAACGTGGTCTTTATATGTTAGGTATTCCTAGTAATTTTATCTCGAAGATTAATCTTTGTGAATGGGGGCATGTGTTTAGAGAACGCTGTGATGGCGGTGGTGCTAATCCAGAGGTAAAAGAGTGGGCAGAGCAGGTTATGAAACAGATTACAGAATTCCATAAAGAAATTACAAGTGATTATGTTTTGTCAATTCAAAACTAAATGTTCATTTCATAGGAGGTGATTAATATTAGAAATCCGAATAGATTATATGGTTTTTATAATGAAGTAAAACGATTGCATATGACATACTTTCCTGATTAGAGAGCAGGTCAGTTTTGGATGAACTTTTTAAGTTGGATACAGAATGAAAAGAAGCGAGATCCATTCTTCCCAGAAGAAAAAGAAATGCTTACATATTTAAAAGAATATTGTGGAGAAAAGGAGGATGTAGATGAATAAGTTAGAAAGAATAAAACAACTTATTAAAGACTTGAATAATGCTTCATATGCTTATTATAATCAAGTCCCAATTATGCCTGATTATGAGTGGGATAAAATGTATGATGAGTTAATAAATCTCGAAGAAGAGACGGGTATTGTATTATCTAACAGTCCGACACATAACGTTGGTTATTCGGTTGCAGACGAATTAAAAGAAGTAGAGCACAATCATCCAATGCTTTCACTTGATAAAACAAAATCAGTAGATGAGTTAATCGAATTTATTGGAGACAAGGATTGTTTCTTGTCTGTAAAAGCTGATGGCTTAACCACATCTCTTCATTATATCAATGGTAAGTTAATCGGTGCAGAAACTAGAGGCGATGGAGTGAGAGGTACTGAATGCCTTCAGAATGTATTAACAATGAAGAACGTACCAAAGGAAATTCCATATAAAGATGAACTTATTATTGATGGCGAAACAATTATTGGGTGGGATACTTTCAGAGAGATTAATGATAAACTTTTAGAAGATAAGAAATATAAACATCCGAGAAATCTTGTGTCTGGTTCGTTACAATTACTCGATAGTAAGGAAGCTGCAAATAGAAATATGAGATTTGTCGCTTGGAGAGTAATTAAGGGATTTAAACATAAATCTCCAAGCTATGATCTGTTTTTGGCAGAAGAAAACGGATTTGAAATTATTCCATTTGTAAAATTTTCTAAGGGGCAGACAAAAAATAATTTTATTAGTCTTCTTGATGATATTAGAACTCTTGCTAAAAAATCCAATATTCCGTACGACGGTGCAGTTATGGCAGTCGATGATTATGAATTAGCTGATTCAATGGGACGTACAGATAAATTCTTCCGACATTCGATGGCATATAAATATGAAGATGAATTATTTGAAACAGTGCTTACAGATATTGAATGGAATACTTCTAAGACGGGCTTAATTAATCCTGTGGCAATCTTCGAGCCAGTTGACTTAAATGGAGCAATTACCACAAGAGCAACGCTTCATAACATTACATATATTAAAGATATGATGCTTGGCATTGGAGACAGAATTAGAGTCTATCGTTCTAATATGGTTATTCCTAAAGTACATGACAGTATTGATAAGAGTGGTAATTTTAATATTCCTGATAAATGTCCTATTTGTGGTCATTCTACAAGAATTGTTAAAGAGAATGATTCAGAAGTTCTTATGTGTGAGAATCCAGATTGTAAAGGTAAACTTTTAGGTAGACTTGTTCATGCAGCAAGTCGAAATTCGTTGGACATAGAAAATCTTTCAGAATCTACAATAGAGAAATTCATCAATCTTGGTTGGTTAAATTCCATTAAGGATATTTACCATTTATCATTCTATAAAAATCATATGCAAGTGCTTGATGGTTTTGGTAAAAAATCTGTTGAAAAACTTCTTAATTCTATTGAGAAATCTCGCAAGACAAGTCTTGAACGTTTCCTTTATAGCCTATCGATTCCGTTATTGGGTAAGTCAGCAAGTATGATGATTGCAGATTCTGTTAATTATGATTTTGATACATTTATTGATGAAATGACGATTAAAGGAGCAGAATACTTTAGATACTTACCTGGTATTGGAGATTCATTAATAAGCTCACTCAATGCCTATTGGAAGAGTCATTACTCAGACACACTTCAGTTAGCAAATGAGTTTACATTTGAAACACCAAAATTAGTTTTAGATGAAATCCCAAAAACATTACAAGGTAAAACGTTTGTTGTAACTGGTTCAGTTAATCATTACAAGAATCGTGATGAGTTAAAAGCTGATATAGTTGCTCATGGTGGTACAGTAGTAGGTTCTGTAAGTTCTAAGACAAATTATCTTATTAACAACGATATCAATTCAACATCGTCTAAAAATCAGAAAGCAAAATCACTTAATATCCCAATTATAACTGAAAATGAATTCCTTCAAATGATTCCAAAACAGAGAATAAATAATTGTGACATTTAATAGAAAGAAGAAATTAAGAAAAATGAAAAAGAAATTTTTACAGACATTATTTGTGTGTGTAATATGTGGTTCTGTATTTTGTAGCAATTTCGATACTTTTGCAAAAACTACCGAGTCAGATGAATACAGTCAAATGTGTTATGAAGCAAACAATAAAATCAATAGTTATCCAAAAGATAACAAAAAAGATTGGTATATGAATTACAGAAAAGTCATAAATGAATATGCTACATATTTAGATCCACATGAAACACTCTATGATTACTACAACGATGCAGAAACAGTCATGCTTTTCAAGGTAGTACAAGCAGAAATTGGTGATGAATATACCTTTGAACAAAAGTGTAATGTCGCTTCCGTTATCTTGAATCGTCTTGAAAGTGATGAATTCGAAGATGAAATGTTCAAGGTGTTAACGAGTGATCAATTTGCAACCATATCCAACGGCAGATATAAAAATGTAAAGGTATCTGATGATACGATGCTAGCATGTGAGTATGTATTTTTGTTTGGTGATACAACCAATGGCTGCCTATTTTTTGATTCGAACGGATCATTAAATTATGAATATGAAATGAATGATGGTGCGCACAATTTTTACAAAATAAAGGAGAAATAAGAAAAATGGAAAACAAGAAAATTAAAATCAATCTGAAAGAATTTAACAAGGTAAAAGATTTTATCAGCGTTGTAAGGAAATTTGAGTCGGACATCGACCTTATGACAAATAGAGCAATCGTGGATGCTAAAAGCGTTCTTGGTATTTATGCTCTTGATTTATCTGAAGATACATATGTGAGAATTATCACAGATAACTTTGAAGAAGAGAAAAATTTTGAAACAGTTATGGAGGCTTTTAAATGACAATTATTATTATAGGAGCTTCTGGCAGTGGTAAATCATGTATTGAGAAAGAATTATCCAAATATTATGGATGTAAAAAAATTGTATCTTATACAACAAGAGAACCACGAACAGGAGAGGTCAATGGTAAAGACTATTGGTTTATTACCAATGGTCAATTTGATGAAATGTTAAACTTAAATCTATTAGCTGAATATGACGAATATTCACAAGGAAGAAAATATGGAACATTGAAAGATGATTATCAAGATTTCGCAGACGGAAACAGAGTTGTTGTACTCACCCCTAATAAATTACGCCAAGTTAAAAAAACACTAAATGAAAAAGATATATTTGTTGTGCTTGTACAAGCATCTCTAGGTACAAGAATTAAAAGATATATTGACCGAATTGGTGCAAATAACTTCACATATGACGATAAAAATGAAATTGCATCAAGAGTTGAAAGAGATTATTCGATGTTCCTTGGAGCAGAACGGGAAGCCAATCTTATCATCCAGAATGAAGATGGTTGTGATATTTCAGTTATTGGAAAACAGATTATTGAAGCTATTGGAGATTGATATGAAGAAAAAGATATATTTAGCAGGAGCTATGGGATGCTATGGTAAAAATTCTGTTCAGCCTTTGGTTTGGAGACAGAAAGCCAAAGAATTATTAGAAGATAGTTTTAGCGTTATTGATCCTACATATTATTATAACTATGGTTCTAATGAGCATAAAACAGAAAAAGAAATCATGAGATTTGACATGAGAAAAGTTTTATACTCGGATGTTATTTTAGTAAATTTGAAAGACCTTGACAAATCACTTGGCACATCAGACGAAATTCTACTTTCATATCTCAACAACATTCCAGTTATAGGCTTTTACAATTCAGAAAACATATTAGTACACCCATGGAAAATCGAACAAATCGATAGAATAGAAACTGGTAATACAGCATTATCTAATGCGTGCGATTATATCATGAATTATTACTCATAAATCAGAGAAAGGAGAAATTGTCACGAATTATATTAGTACAAGCGGTTCTCTTATAAGAGAGCTACAAAAGTTAGGAGATGATTTTATAACAGTTACTATTGAAAATAGAGAATATGTTATTGAAAGTATAATCCATCAAAAGAATTATACTGATTCTCCATTAACACATTTATCGCTAAAGTGCAGAGATGGCGGTCAAGGGGAGATAAAAAGATAGGTGATTTTATGAAGCTATTTAAAAAGAAAGATCCTGATAAGTTTAAAGAGTTTGGAATCAAATATTGTGGTAAAAATGGCACTGTCATTGGAATTGTTAGAAATGATTATATTATCAGATTTGCGAACGGAATTTGTGAAACTCATAAACAATCAGAATGCGAAAAATTATAGGAGGTATAAATATGCCAGATATTACAATGTGTAGCAGTATAAATTGTCCAATGCGAGAAAGCTGTTATAGAGTTAAAGCTATGCCAGAAAAATTGCAAAGTTGGAGTAATTATGAATATAGCTGTAATGAGGATAATGGGTTCGAAAACTATATTAAGATGAGGAACGATTGATGAAAAAAGATTGGATTGGAATATTAGGATTAAGCGTTATAGATTTTGGTGCATCATTATGTACAGCATTATCTTATTATGGATATAAAATGTTCGCATTATTGCCAATGCTGATATGTAATGTAATTGGTCTATATGCGCTTGATTACTATTTTCAAAATAAAATTGGTTAAATTCTTATGAATAATGACAAAGAAACAACACATAAAAAACTTCAAAAATTGTGGAACGACATGACAATTTATCAAAAGATAAAAAGTTCCTCACTTGAATCATTATCAGATTTATTCATGAAAATCTGCAATAATAATAGAAGTAAATTTCTTACAAAAGAAGATTGGATAAAGTTGTTAAACATGAAATCTTATGAAGATTGTAAAATGGGAAAGGAGAATATACATATTGGTAAAAGTAATTAAAAGAGACTGTTCGGAAGTTGATTTTGACAAATCAAAAATATCAACTGCAATTCTCAAAGCGATGAAAAATGGTTCAGGTATTGTAAAGCCAAAGATTGCGGATGACATTGCAAATGAGATTGAAGAAGAGTGTAAGGATAAAGAAGAAGTAAGCATCTCTGATATTGAATCAATGGTTTATGATAAATTAATCACCAAAAAACAGAGACTTACTGCAAAAGCATACGAAGGATATAGAAGTATTCGTGAGTTTCAGAGAGAGAATGAGAATACAACCGATTCTGAGATGGATGAACTATTAGACGGAGAAAGTGAATATTGGAATACTGAAAACTCCAATAAGAATTCAAAGGTATTAAATACTCAGCGTGATTATATGGCAGGAATTGTTAGTAAAGATATTTCTCGTAGATTTTTACTTCCACCAGAAATTGTACAAGCACACGATGAAGGAATTATTCATTTCCATGATATTGATTATTTTGGTATGAATGCGATGAGCAACTGCTCACTTATTAATCTTGAAGATATGTTACAGAATGGTACTTGTATTAACAAGGTAATGATTGAAAAACCACATAGATTTATTACTGCTTGTACAATCGCCACTCAAATTATTCTTGGTGTTACATCACTTCAGTATGGAGGGGCTACAATTACTCTTACGCATTTAGCACCATTTGTAAGAGATAGTTACAACAAATACTATGAAAAATATAAGTCATGGGGATTTTCTGATGAAGATTGTAAGAGATATGCAGAAGCTGATACAAAAAAAGAAGTGGCAGATGGCGTTCAGACATTTAACTATCAGTGCAATTCTATGTCTAACTCAAATGGACAGTCTCCTTTTTTGAGTGTATTCATGTATCTTGGAGAGACTAGAAAGTATAAGAAAGAACTTGCAATGATTATTGAAGAGTTTCTTAATCAGAGATTACTTAGTCTTAAAAATGAAGTTGGTGTATATGTAACACAAGCATTTCCAAAGCTTCTCTATGTCTTAGAAGAAGACAATATTTATGAAAATTCCCCTTATTGGTATTTAACAAAACTTGCAGCAAAATGTACTGCAAAAAGAATGGTTCCAGATTATAATTCTGAAAAAATTATGAAAGAATTAAAAGAAGGTAACTGCTATCCAAATATGGGATGCAGGAGTTTTCTGTCACCGTGGAAAGATAAAGAAGGAAATTATAAATTTTATGGACGATTTAATCAAGGCGTTGTTACATTGAATCTTGTAGACGTAGCATTGTCATCTGAAGGAGATTATGATAAATTTTGGGATCTAATGGAACAAAGGACAGAATTATGCCACAAAGGATTGTTATGTAGACATAAACGATTAGAAGGAACATTATCAGATGTTGCACCTTTATTATGGCAATATGGGGCATTTGCGAGACTTGAAAAAGGCGAGAAAATTGATAAATTACTTCACAACGGATATTCAAGCATCTCACTCGGATACGCAGGTCTATATGAATGTGTAAAATATATGACTGGTAAATCACATATTGATTCACAAGAAGGTCATGATTTTGGTATTAAAGTAATGCAATTCATGAACGATAAATGCGATCAATGGAATAAAGAACATTATATTGGATTCTCATTATATGGTTCCCCAATTGAAAATACGACATACAAATTTGCAAAGTGTTTACAAAAACGTTTTGGCGTTATTAAAGGAATTACAGATAGAAATTATATAACGAATAGTTATCATACTTTTGTAAAAGAGCCGATTAATGCATTTGACAAACTCGCAAAGGAATCAGAATTTCAAAAATTGTCTTTGGGAGGAGCAATTAGTTATGTAGAAACGAGTGGTTTAATAAATAATGTAGATGCTGTATTAGAAGTTATGAAATTTATTTATGACCATATTATGTATGCTGAATTAAACACGAAATCTGATTATTGTCAAGTATGCGGATATGATGGAGAAATTCAGATTATTGATGAAGATGGAGAACTTATTTGGGAGTGTCCAAATTGTCACAACAGAGACAAAGATAAAATGAATGTAGCAAGAAGGACTTGTGGATATATTGGCACAAATTTTTGGGGTAAGGGTAGAACTCAAGAAATTAAAGAAAGATATGTTCATTTAACTGATATTGCGGAGGAATGATTATGAGATATGCCCAAATTAGGTCTATGGATATTTCGGATGGAGAGGGAGTTGGGGTTTCCCTCTTCGTTCAAGGATGTGACAGGCATTGTTTCAATTGTTTCAATTCTGAAACATGGGATTTTAATGGTGGTAAAGAATGGACAGAAGAAATAAAAAATAAATTTATGAAATTGATTGATCGACCATATATCAGACGAATTTCTATTTTAGGTGGCGAACCTTTAGCGGAACAAAACCTCGATGAAGTCTTGTCTCTAATTAAGGAAATCCGTATTTCTTTTCCTGAGAAATCTATTTGGTTATATACGGGATATAATTTTGACCTTTTAAATTCCAAATATAATGAATATAAATACACTCCGTTTGCAGCAAGTGCAGATGAGTGGCTTACACGATGGGAGATAATTTCCAATATAAATGTGCTCGTTGACGGAGAATATATAGATGAACAGAAAGACCTTACACTCAAATGGTGTGGCAGCTCAAATCAGCGAGTTATAGATGTAAAACAATCTCTCAAACAAGGAAAGGTGGTTTTGTATTGTGACTGAAAACGAAAATATCTTCCACGATCGAATATATCGTGGTCTTACTGTGTATTTTTCAAGAATTATGCCGACTCAGAATATTTATGAAGTAAAGGATTTATTTGTTCGTACAGTTGCAGAGGACTATTTTGTTGCAACTGACAAAAAGGATAAACACGCTTTTTTATTTATGTATAAGGATATTGAAAAAGACAACAATATATTTTATGACAGAAAAGATGCTGTTAAAAAAGTAAAAGAAGCAGAGAAAAATAGAAAAGAAATAAGTGAAGAAATATATTATGAAGAGTATTGACAAAGGAGCAAATTATGACTGGAATAATTACATTTTTAATAGGAGCATTTTGTGGAAGTATCGCAACAATTATAATCATGGCATTATGTTTAATTAGTCAAGAGGAGGATAGAAAAAATGGAAATGGTTACGATGATTAAAATTAAATATTTTGATAAAGAAATTGATAAAATTAAAAAAATTAGCACTGGCGATTGGATTGATCTCAGAAGTGCTGAAACAGTACATCTAAAGAAAGGCGAGTTTCATTTGATTCCATTGGGAGTCGGAATGATTTTACCTAGTGGTTACGAAGCTCATATTGTACCGAGAAGCAGTACATATAAGAATTTTAAGGTAATACAGACAAACCATATGGGTGTAATTGATAACAGCTATTGTGGGGACACAGATCAGTGGATGATGCCAGTAATTGCAATGGAAGATACCGTTATAAATAAAAATGACCGTATTTGCCAGTTCCGTATTACAGAGAAAATGCCGACAATTGAATTTGATGAAGTAGAACATTTATATGAAGTTGGTAGAGGTGGATTTGGTTCTACGGGAAAGGTATAATATGGAGAATAAAATTCTATCTCAGCAAGACTTATATGATATTCTTCCATTTGGTAAAACAAAAACATTACAATTAATTAAATCAGGTGAACTTCCTTTAGTAAAAGTTGGAAAGGACTACATTACAACGTTTAATTTGTTGGAAGAATGGATAAAAGATCATATAGGTGAAGAAATTTATATTAGTTGATTTATCTATAAAGGCAGGAGTATAATGTGAATTATACAAATGCCTTTATATTGTTATAGGAGGTGGAATATGAACAATATAATGGCTACTATAAATAATATGACAATCTGTACTCGAAACGATGGTCGTTATATGGGAAGATTAACTATTAATTCTCATAGGAAAAGCTTTTATGGTAAAACTAAAACAGAAGTAAAAAATAAAGCTAAAGACTATTTAAAGAAAATAGAAGAAGGTTATGTTGAGCCAGAAAACATTCTTTTAAAAGATTATATGGAAGAATGGCTTATGAAACATAAATATGGCAAGATTGAACCATCTTCTTTTACAAGATTATACAGAGTGTATGATTGTCAGATAAAGGATAGTGATATAGGTCAACAGAAACTCGGATGCATTACAACAGAAATGATTCAAAATATGGTTGACAAACACGCACATCCAATAGACGACACCACAAAACCACTTGCACGATCAGGATTGAAAAGATTAATACAGATTATTCGTCCATGTATGGCTAGAGCCGTAAAGGATGGGATAATAAAAAGTAATCCAGCAGATGATGTTGTTGTTCCTTCAGATAGTTACATTAAAACTTCAACAAGAAAACAATTAACTTTATCTGATGAACAAATTGAAGAGTTTAAGAAGGCAGCTTTAGCAAGATATAAAAATGGAGAGTATAAAAGCAGAGATGCCTTGGTTTTAATGATAATTCTAAACCTTGGACTACGAGCAGGTGAAGCTCTGGCATTAGAATGGGATAATATTGATTATGAAAACAAATTAATGTATATCAATAATACAATTCAGAGTAATATCTATGACATTAAAACTCAAAAATTATACAATCGAGTTAAAGAATCTCCTAAAACAAAATCTGGAATAAGAGTGTTAAAGTTAAATGACACCACTATTTTCTATCTTAAAGAGTTGCAAGCGTATGACAAACGTAAAAATATCATTTCCAACTATGTGTCAAGCACTAGCGTAGGTACTAGAAATACTTACAGAAATTTAGAAAGAAGTCTTAAAAGAGTTATAAGTAATACGAATTTACCACAAGGGATGTCGCTTCATACACTAAGACATACATTCGGATCTACTCTCATCAGACGAGGCATTTCAGTTGAGGTGGTAAGTAAGCTGATGGGACATGCCAATATTATGATAACTTATAATAAGTACATTCACGTTCTAAAAGAACAAGAAGCCCTTGCAATGGATATGGTGGCAATATCATAAAAAATTGGTGTCAAATTGGTGTCAAACAATTATCGCATGGCTGAAACCCACTGTTTTCAAGGTATATAGAATATGTAGTAGGGTTCGACTCCCGTCGTCTCCACTGAAACGACATCGTATATTACTAAAGTGATATACGGTGTCATTATTTTTGTGCTATAATAACCGTAAACAGATGCAAAAGGAAGAAAATAA